ACATCAAGACCTTCAAACAACTTTGGGGGTATCAACTATGCTGCACTTAATAAAGAGAATGGTAGTAGAGATAGATTTGTGAGTAGATTTGATGGGGGTACATTAATACAATTTGATTATGATGCCTATCATCCTCGTATCATTGGTAAAATGGTGGATGAGCCAATTCCATTAGATATTTCCGGTCACCAAGCATTAGCCGATATGTATGGAGTTTCCTATAGTGAATCAAAACCGATAACGTTCCGACAATTATATGGTGGTGTACAAGATGAGTACTTACATATTCCGTTATTTAAGAAGGTTTCACATAAGATAGATAAGATGTGGGTTGAGTTCACACGTAATGGGTATATTAGAACTCCAATGGGGAGAAAGCTCGTTAGAAGTAACCTAAATGAGATGAACGCTAATAAACTGTTTAATTATGTATTACAGTCAACCGAAACAGAGTTAAATATGGTTATACTTTCTAAATTAATGGATAAGATGAAAGATATGAAGTCAAAAATGGTGTTATACACTTATGATTCATATTTATTGGATATGCATCCTTCGGAAATTGAGTTAATTAAAGATTTAAAGATACTTATAGAAGTAAATGGATTCCCTACCAAATTAGAGAAGGGTAATCGTTACTCAGAAATGAAGTCGATTAATATAAAAGAAACAGGTAAATAATATGAAGAATTTTCTTAAAGAGATTATGACGTTATGGTGGGTTGAAGCAGGAGTTGCTTTAAAAGACCCAAAAAGTGAAGCATCCATTAAAGCACTTAAAACAATTTTAAGGGAAGATTTAGAATTGGATGATGACTTTATAGATTATATAGTAGAGAGTGTTACAAACTCACCTACAAATTTTATACCTAAAGGTAATATTGATTCTGGTACTAAGGTAAATAAAACACAAACATCAGTTTCAGCACAAATAGCTAGTTGGTCTGATGATGAAGAAATTACAGAAGATGAAGAAGTTGAAGAAATCGAAGGTGAAGAGCCTGATGAAGAAATTGATGATAAGGATGATGCAGTTAAAGATATTAAACTTAATGGACTTACTGATTATGAAAAAGATAAGTTAAAAGAAAATATATTAATTGAATTAGGGGCTATATTAAGTGAGGCTAGTGTTTATTCCGATGATTATGGATTAGGACACAAAGTGATGTGGAGTTCAAGTGGTCAAAAATCATTTGCCGCAAGAATTGAAGATGGTGCACCGATGATGACAATGCCGGCTACGAAAGTTAAACCAACTGCTGATGCAATCCAAGTCGGTGATGATACTGGAATTGAGGTTTATCTAAAAGGGGCTAACGGAAAAGTTTACCATATAAAAGGTAAAGGTACATCAGTTGGTAATATGTTCAAACATTATAAGGATAATACCTCATTTAAATTAGATACAGGTGATAAGGAAACTGCCGCTCTGTTAGGTGTTTATATTAATGCAGAGAAATTCCTTAGTGATTTCAATAACGCAACCGATGAAACACTTCCAAAATTAGTTACTACCTTTAAAAATACAGTAACATCAACGTTGACGGGACAGGATTGGGCCAGTAATGATATAGTATCTATGTTGAGTAAAGCCTCTATTGTAAATATTATTCAAGTATGTACAATTGCGGCCGGAATGGATAGATTCTGTAAGATTAAAGGAACAAAGGGTTGGAGTATTATTCACGGAAGAATCGAAGATTATTATACAGCCGAAAGTAAAAACCCACATACGAAAGCCGAAGGTAGTAAAAAGAATACTGCTGATTGTGTCATTGTAAAGGGTAGTGTTGCTAGTTTCATAGAGAATTTAAAAACCGAAAAAATCTCATACGATAGTAATGGGTTATGTACATTAACATCAGGTGAGAAGTTTTTCCAAATATCATTAAAACAGGCAGAAGGTGAGGCTCAATTAGGAAAAATCACAAGTGATTTCGCTAAAAAGTTCGGAATGATGTCAAATGATGATTTAGCTAATATGTTTATACATGAAGGTGTTCAGTTAGATGAAGGATTAAAAGATTTATTTGATAAGGGATTGAAGTTTGTAAAAAGTGTAGGAAAGGCTATCATTGATAAGATTTCTCAAATGAGTACTATGTTTGGTTCATTCTTTAAAGCTAATTTAAAAGCACTACAATCAGCTAAAAAGAAATCTGAAAAGAAAACCGATGATTTCATAATGAATCTATCAGTAGATAAGAAGTATTTAGATGAATCCTTGATATTAGAAAAAAAGGGAAAAATCTCAATAGAAGATAAAGTTGAAGCAATTGCACAAGACGCAGATGCATTTGGTAAACTATACACATACACCTCAAATAAATTTCTATTAGTATTAAAGAAAACGAAAAAGCCTGGGTTAAAATCAGTAGGTAACACCGTAATCCCAAAGGCATCCAAACCATCAGCTGATATAGTTAGAAAGTTAATGGCAAACGCCAAAGCATACGATTCTATTGAGAGGATATTATCGGGTGCTAGTGGTCAACAAAAGGAAGTGGACCAATTATTTAAAGATATGCTGACATTAGAAAAGGAAATGTACTTCGGACGAACATCATTACCATTAGTAAAAGTATATGGGTTAAAGCCAAATGGTGGTGGTACTGCGTGGACATTCTTAAAAACAGGAAAGGAATTCGTAGAAGAACGTATATCAGCATTTAGTGATATGCCTGAAAATGTACTTATAGTTAACTCAGCAGCACAAGCTGATGGGTATATGGCGGTTTCAACTCTTATGTTAAGTCATTTGAATAAAAAAACACAATCACCTATGTACAATATGGTAACATTTAGAACTAATAGTAAAACTTCAACTACATTTGTAATTGAAGGTTCAAAAGTTGTAAATATGAACTATATTAGGAAAAATATATTATAATATCGGAGAGATGAGTGAGAACACAATTATTATGTACATTTACAACTGAACCCACATTCGAAGAGATGTTAGCAAACATTTTGAAACGACATGAGGTATTCAGTAGAAAGATATTTATATTAAAACTTAACCCAACTAAAGAATTGGTAATAAGTTATAACATCGTACCAGACCGAAACGCAAGCTTTGTACCAAATACAATAATGGTACATCGTAAGAAGGAAAGTAATACTATCTACACTATTAACGCATTGAATCGATTGATATTAGATTTAAATGGGGGTGTTGTGGATAATCAATATCAAGTTGATTGGAGTGAGTATAAAAACTCAATGGTACTTACAGATGGCGATGGATATAAGGTAGTAACTACTAAATTATTCAGTATAGTTGATGTTAATTAAAACAACTTAATATTTATTAAAAGAAAAATAAGAATATAATTAGGAATATACAATTAAATGTTGTATATTTACACAGTAATAACAACAGAGGCATACTATGGCAAATTTAGAAGAAAATAGAAAGTTAATGATGGAGCAAATTAAATCCTTCAAAAGCTTAAATGAATCAGGTAATCACGATAGAGATATCAAACGACTTGAGACACCAAAAGAGTTTGAAAAATTCATTAAGAAGATGAAATCAAAAATATCTAAAAAAGATTATAAAGATATTATGGAAGAGTATAAATCACTTGAACTTTTAGATTTCGATTTAGAACAAGGTGATGCAGACCAAGATGATTATGATGTAGCAGTAGAAGATTTACAATTGGAGTTAACTAACGCATTAACTGAAAACCTTAGTGAAGGGATGGGAATGACTCCCGGTAAAAACAATTTCCTAATGAAAGGTTTAGAAAATATCCTAGATAAGGAAATTGAGCATACTACTAGAAAGAACGGTAGTGTATCAGTTATCACATCATTTAGTGTTCCTGGTGGAAAAAACAAATTAGATGTTGAAGAAGATATGGATGGTTACTGGGTTGTAACATTAAAGGCTAAGAAAGGTATGAAAATCTGGGCTAACGAATTCGACTTTGGATTTAGTGATATCAAAGATGAAGCAACTGCAATTAAAGCCGCTTTAAAAATGGCTAAAAAGCACAAAGGTGCATTCGCTTACTAAATAAAGAAATTACAAAATATATACGAAAAGGCTTGGTTAATTCAAATTCTTTTCGTATATTTGTAACCATATCAACGCATGGGGTTAAATAGGCGTTGAAATAAAAACTAAATATAATTAGGAATATTAAATAATATTTCGTATATTTGTAACCATATCAACACATGGGGTTAAATAGGTGTTGAAATAAAAACTGAAATATAATTAGGAATGTTGAGAAATATTTCGTATATTTACATAAATAATAATTAATTAATAACAAAAACAGAGTAAATTATGGCAATTGATTTAAATGCAATTAGAAACAGACTAGACAGTCTACAAACGAAGGTAACAAAAACAGATAACCTTTGGAAACCGAAACCAGGTAAACAACAAGTAAGAATAGTACCTTACATCCACAACGAATCCAACCCGTTTATTGAATTGTTCTTCCACTACGGATTTGGTGGTAAGAATATCCTTTCACCTCAAACACATGGTGAGGCTGACCCATTAGTAGAGTTCGCTCAACAATTGAAGGCAACCGGTGATAGAAACGATTGGAATTTATCAAAACAATTAACACCTAAGATGAGAACATACGTTCCAGTATTGGTTCGTGGTGAAGAATCTGAAGGAGTTAAATTTTGGGGATTCGGTAAAACAGTTTATCAGGAACTACTTGCGTTCTTCGCAGATCCTGATTATGGAGATTTAACTGACCCAATGAGTGGGAGAGATATCACCGTAGAATTCAAAACAGCAAAAGAGTTAGGGAAAAACTACCCAGAAACTTACATCAGAGTAAAACCAAATCAAACATCTATCTCAGAAGATAAGAATATTTTAACAATGTTGAAAGACCAAATTGAGTTACCTTCAATGTTCAAAAAATATGATTATGATGAGATGAAAGGTTTATTGGAAACTTGGATGGAAACTGGGCAAGTAGGTGATACAGCAGAAGCTGAATCTACTCCGGCTCAACAACCACAATCAACTTCAAACAACACAAACGCACCTAAAGCATCTGTACCTTCTGGTAAGACTGCTGATGTAAAGGACGCATTTGATGATTTATTTAACAACTAAAAATTAAGATATATGGCAACGAATCGTGATGAATTATCCTCACTTCTCGCCGATAATCTTAATAAAAAGTTCAAAGGACAAGCACAGGCTGCTTATTTCTTAGATGGCTCAGAACAGACACCCACCGACTTAACGGAGTGGGTGTCTACTGGGGATGATATGCTAGACTTAGCAATATCGAATCGACCTAACGGTGGATTTCCTGTCGGACGAATAGTTGAAGTTACGGGTTTAGAAGCAAGTGGAAAATCTCTACTATCAGCACATACATTAGCAAACTGCCAGAAGAAGGGTGGGTTAGCAGTGTACATTGATACAGAGAACGCAATCAATCAAGAGTTTTTAGAAGCATTAGGTATTGATACCGCCAAGTTACTTTATGTACCTATGGAAACGGTGGAAGATATATTTGCAGCTATGGATTCTATTATTGAATCAGTAAGAAAATCAGATAAGAAAAGATTAGTAACAATTGTAGTTGATTCAGTCGCTGCAGCAACCACTAAAGTGGAACTTGCAGCTGATTATGACCAAGCGGGTTACGCAACCCAAAAGGCTATAATCATTTCAAAAGCAATGAGAAAGATTACTAACCTTATTGGAAGAGAGAGAATCTTAGTGGTATTTACAAATCAACTGAGAGTTAGGTTGGGTGTATCCTTTGGAGACCCATACACAACCTCAGGTGGTAAAGCATTAGGGTTTCACGCATCTTGTAGATTGAGAATGAAACAGATGGGTAAACTTAACGCTAAAATTGGTGGAGTTGAACAGGCAGTTGGAATTAAGACAAGAGTTCAGGTTATTAAAAACCGAATGGGCCCACCATTACGTTCAATAGATTTTGAAATATACTTTGATAGGGGAATTGATAGATATGCTTCATGGCTTAACACTATGAAAACATATAAGTTACTAGAACAAGGTGGTGCATGGTACACATGGACTTCTAAAGATACTGGTGAGATTATTAAATTTCAAGCAAAGGATTTCGAAAAGAAATTGGATGAGAATCCAGCAATTAAAGAGGAAATATATAAACAAATCTGTGATGCATACATTTTGGGGTACAAAGAAGCATCCCGAAACGCAAACACAGATACAACTCAATTAGATGATGGACACGAAATATAAAGAAATATTCAGCAATCTATCAGAGACAAAGCATGGCGATGTTAATGATAAAGTAATGATTGTTGATGGTCTTAATATGTTTATCAGATGTTTTGGAGCAGTTCCGACATTAAATGACGATGGGAATCACGTCGGCGGGGTAACAGGTTTTCTGTTATCCCTCGGCGCTCTTATCCGAAATAATAAACCTACTAGAGTTTTTATGGTATTTGATGGAAAGGGTGGTTCAACTCGTAGAAAGAAAATGTATAAAGGTTATAAGGAAGGTAGAACTGGGATGACTAAAGTAAACAGATTAGCTGGATACGAAGATTTAGAGGACCAGAAAGAATCTATGAAGAACCAATTCAATACGTTGATGAGGTACTTAGATTTACTTCCACTTGATGTGTGTTTTGTAGATTATGTTGAAGCTGATGATATTATGGCATATGCTGCGAGGCATGTATTCAAAAAGGAAGTTATGATAATCTCATCTGATAAGGATTTCTTACAATTAGTTGATGATAGAATCTCTGTGTATCAACCAACCAAAAAGAAATGGATGCATCCTGATGATGTTTTAGATTTATATGGAGTTCCATCAAAGAACTTAGTGTATTTCAGAATATTCGATGGAGATAAATCAGATAATATCCCCGGTGTTAAAGGGGTAGGACCTAAAACCATTATTAACAAATTACCATTCTTACAAGAAGATAATATGAGTATGGATAAATTGTTTGAAAATGTGTTAAAGTTAGATGATGAAAAGCTAAAGGCAAAGATAATGGATAGTAAAGATGTATTAACATTGAACTATGACTTAATGCAGTTAGAAGAACCTGATATGTTGAGTTCAGCAATAACATCAACTGTTCGTAGTATGATAGATTCGCCAATAGAAGGGTTAAACTCATTTCAGTTCAAAAAAGACTTTATGGTTGACAAACTATATACAGCCTTTAAGAATATTGAGGTGTGGTTAGCTAATACTTGGACTGAATTAGACACCTATTCAAAACAAACTAAGAAATAGCTTGTTAGTTTAAAATAAAATTTGTATATTTACATCCTATGGATAAATTCGGAAATAAATTTGGAACGAGCTTTCAAATCAAAATAATCTCAGCGCTACTATCTGACAGGGTATTCCTTCAAACGGTATATGATATATTATCACCAGATGCATTCGACTCGGATGCAAATGAGTGGTTGGTAAAGACTATACTAAAACATTTTGATGAATATAATGAACTACCAACCTTAGATGTGTTTAAAGTTGAGATAGATAAGGTACAGAGGGATGTATTAAAACAATCGGTTTTAGACAACTTAAAGCAAGTTTGGAAGCAAATTGAATCCGATGATTTGGATTACGTTAAAGAGCAAACGTTAGAGTTTTGTAAAAATCAAAACTTTAAGGGTGTTATTTTAGAATCTGTTCAATTACTTGAAGAAGGTAAATTTGATGTTATCAAAGAGAAGATTGATAACGCTATGAAGCAGGGGCAGGATACTGATATCGGTCATGAGTATAAGGCTGATGTAAAAGCCCGTTATGAGGAGAATATCAGAAATGTAATTCCGACTGGATGGGATGTTGTTGATGAATTAGTTGATGGTGGGTTTGGAAAAGGTGAACTTATACTATTTGCTGCACCTCCGGGTATTGGTAAATCGTGGGCATTAATTAATGTTGGAATGGCCGCTGTAAAAGCTGGTAAAACTGTAGTTCATTATACATTGGAGTTAAATGAAGGGTATGTAGGTCAGAGGTATGATGCAATACTAACAGGTACTGCAGTACAAAACCTTAAATTTAACATTGAAGATGTTGAACGACAGGTTGCTAATTTAGAAGGTGAGTTGATAGTAAAATATTGGCCAACTAAATCGGCAGGATTGAACGCAATGAGGGCTAGTTTGGATAAACTAATACTACAAGGTAAGAAACCTGATGTAATAATTTGTGATTACGCTGATTTACTGAAAGGGAATAGTAGAAAGGAACGACATGAAGAGTTAGAGGAATTGGTGGAAGGTTTAAGAGGAATTGCTGGTGAATATGAATGTCCGTTATATACAGCATCACAGATTAATAGAAGTGGAGCAGACCAAGATGTTATTACAGGTACATCAATCGCAGGTTCATTCTCTAAGTTAATGACCGCTGATTTCGTAGTTTCATTGAGTAGAAAAATCGAAGATAAATTAGCAGGAACGGGTCGATGGCACGTTATTAAAAATAGATTCGGACCGGATGGAATGACTCTACCTTCTAAAGCAAATATGAGTAACGGTAGGATGAGTATTTATTCAGATGATTCCATTGATGGTCAAAATACCAAAACGGAGATGAACAAAGGGGAGAGTATGGTACGAAAGAATTTGTTACAAAAATACAATGAATTGAATAATGATATTGATTTTTAATCCATACTTATAATCACCCAATAAATAAATTACACTAAAAATAAAAAGAAATCTATGTCAATATTTAAAGAAAGAGTAGCATATAAACCATTCGAATACCCTGAGTATTATACTGAAGGTTGGTTAAAGCAAGCACAAGCGTTTTGGTTACATACTGAAATCGCAATGCAGGGTGATATAAAGGATTGGAACGAAAATCTTAGTGAATCTGAGAAGAATTTAGTAGGGAATATCCTATTGGGATTTGCACAAACGGAATGTGCTGTTTCTGATTATTGGACTACAATGGTAACTGATTGGTTTCCAAAGTGGGAAATTAAGCAGATGGCTATAATGTTTGGTTCGCAGGAAACGATACATGCAACTGCATACTCTTACCTTAATGAATCATTGGGATTAGATGATTTTGATGGATTCCTACATGAACCGACTATGGCTAACAAATTCGAATACCTAATGGGTACTGGTGGTAAATACACTTATAAGGATTTAGCAAAGAGTAGTGAGGCTAGAGAGGATGTAGCCCGTTCATTAGCAATATTCTCAGCATTCGCAGAAGGTGTGAGTTTATATAGTTCATTTGCAGTTTTATATAGTTTCCAAATGAGAAATTTATTAAAAGGTATTGGACAGCAAATGAAATGGTCTGTAAGGGATGAATCATTACATAGTAAAATGGGATGTCAGTTATTCAATCAACTGTGTTCAGAATACCCTGAATTAAAAGAGGCTTCCAAATCATCAATAGAAGAGGCTGCCCGATTAATGATAGGAATGGAACATGAGTTTATTGATAAGATATTTGAAATGGGTGATTTAGAAAACCTAAAGAAGGATGATTTAAAGCATTTCATCTCAAAAAGAGGTAATGAGAAATTAAAAGAACTTGGATATGGTGGTATATTCGAATACGATGAAAAGAAAGCCGATGAATTGGATTGGTTTTACCATCTTACAGGTGGGGCAACACATACCGATTTCTTCGCAGTTAGACCTACTGATTATAGTAAACCTAACGAAGGCGATGATTTTAGTGATATGTGGTAAGTAATAGTAATAATAATAATAATATAAAAAAACAAACAGTTATGAAATTTAATGTATTAATTGATAATGTACTCGAATGGGCTGATGATAAATCAATTCTTAAACCAGAGAACGCAACTAAGCAGATGTTAAAAGTGATGGAAGAGGTTGGTGAGACCGCCGGAGCTCTTGCGAAGAACGACCAGCATGAATTAAAAGATGGTATTGGGGATTCATTTGTAACTCTAATCATTTTAGCAAAACAATGTGGGTTTACACCGGAAGAATGTTTGACTGCTGCATGGGATGAGATAAAGGACCGTAAGGGAGTAACAACAAATGGGGTATTTATAAAAGCATGAAGAATTTAGCAGAAGATTTAGGATGGGAGCTCGGTGTAGATTTCCCAGAATGGGCAAACACAGAAATATACGTCAAAACCATCAGTAATGGGTATCTCTTAGCGGGAGAAACACCAAAGGATGCGTATTGGCGAGTTTGTACCACAGTAGCACGTAGATTAAATAAACCACAGATGGCATCTAAGTTTTTTGATTACGTTTGGAAGGGTTGGTTGAACTTAGCATCACCTGTATTATCAAATACTGGTACTGATAGGGGATTACCTATTAGTTGCTTCGGTGTAGATGTAGCAGATTCAATACAAGATATTGGAACTAAGAATTTAGAAATGATGTTGTTAGCTAAACATGGAGGTGGTGTTGGTATTGGTATTAATCAAATCAGACCAGCCGGAGCTAAAATTACACAGAATGGTACATCCGATGGTGTAGTTCCATTTTGTAAGATATACGACTCTACTGTTATAGCAACCAATCAAGGTTCTGTAAGACGTGGTGCAGCATCTGTAAACTTAAACATAGAGCATTCTGATTTTGATGAATGGATTGATATCCGTGAACCAAAGGGTGATGTGAACCGACAGTGTTTAAATCTACACCAATGTGTAGTTGTTGGTGATAAGTTTATGAGAAAGTTAGAAGATGGCGATGAAGAGGCTCGTAGAAAGTGGGGTAAGGTAATCGCAAAGCGTAAAGCAACAGGTGAACCTTATATTATGTATAAAGGTAATGTTAATAAACAAAACCCAGAAGCATATAAGAAAAATGGATTAAAAGTACATATGACGAACATTTGTTCTGAAATTACTTTACATACAGATGAAAATCACTCATTTGTTTGCTGTTTATCATCACTAAACTTATCTAAATATGATGAGTGGAAAGATACTGATTTAGTATATACCGCTACATGGTTTTTAGATGGTGTACTTGAGGAATTTATACAAAAGGCTAAGAATATGAGAGGATTTGAAAACTCTGTACGTTCAGCACAAAAAGGTAGAGCATTAGGATTAGGTGTATTAGGGTGGCATACTTACTTACAACAAAGAGGTATTCCGTTTGATTCATTAACTTCTCAATTTGAAACTCGTAAGATATTTTCTCAAATGAAAATCGAATCTGAAAGAGCGAGTAGAGATATGGCAGAGGAAATGGGTGAACCATTATGGTGTGTTGGTCAATCAATGAGAAATACTCATTTAAGAGCAATCGCTCCAACTGTATCTAATTCTAAACTGAGTGGTAATGTTTCTCCGGGTATTGAACCTTGGGCTGCAAATGTATTCACCGAACAAACATCAAAAGGAACGTTCATCAGAAAAAACAAAGAATTAGAAAAAGTTCTTCGTAAGATTGGTATGAATAATAAAGATACTTGGGATACGATTCTTGCAGATGAAGGTAGTGTTCAAGGATTAACTGAATTGGATAATTGGGTTTTCTGTGATGGTAAGATTATTAGTAGAGATGATGTTAAAGAATTATCTGTAACTGATGAAATTAAGGATGTATTTAAAACATTCAAAGAAATCAATCAGCTGGAATTAGTTAGACAGGCTGGAATTAGACAGCAGTATATAGACCAATCGGTATCGCTTAATTTGGCATTCCCATCAGTAGCAACACCAAAATGGATGAATACTGTACATATGGAGGCGTGGAAGCAAGGTGTAAAAACACTTTACTATACACGAACTGAATCAGTATTAAGAGGTGATATTGCTGAAAGAGCAATGGACCCGGATTGTTTATCCTGTGATGGGTAACGATAATGTGGTCTAACGACCACCTTTAGGACCGTTATTCGTAACGGAGAGATGGGGGGTTCGCTACCCCCATTTCATTTTTAATAACATTTAAAACAACAATAATATGAAATATTTATACTTTTCGGCCGAATGGTGTGGCCCATGTAAAACACTAAGCCCGATTATGGCTCAAGTAGGACAATCGGTTACTGTTCAAAAAATCGATGTAGATTCCCAACCGGATGTAGCTACACAATATAATGTTAAAAATATACCAACTGTGATATTAATAAATGATGGTGTGGTAGTACACCGGTTCATAGGAGTGCAGCAAGCATCTACTTATATAAATGCAGCAAAATAAATTAGGAAAATCCAAAAAAGTTTTGTATATTTACAATAATAAAAAGTTACGAAGAACAATGGCATTAAGAGGAGAATCACACCCAGCACATAAACTTACCGAAGAGCAAGTGAAATCTATTAGAACCCTATATAAAATAGGACATCGAAACATAAAGGTTTTGGCGAGGAATAATGGAGTATCGTCAGCTAATATCCGTAGGATAGTGAAAGGTGAGACTTGGAAACACTTGTTGTTTGGGGAATTTAACAATTATCAATAATCAGTTATGAAAGAAGAGGGAAAGGATTACTGTGATGTATCTAAGGTACATATAGCGCCAATAGCAAAATCTATTGCCAAAGATATGATTATCAAAAAGCATTATACGCATGCTTGGACTGCTTGTAGATACGCATTAGGTGTTTACTACAAAGCAGATGATAGTTCATTTCAATTTGGTGAAGATAAGTTAATCGGTGTTGCAGTATATGGTTTCCCAGTTGGGGCTAGAGCAGCAACTTCAATATCTGAAGAATTAACAAAAGACAATGTATTAGAACTTACTCGTTTATATATAGATGACGGGTATGGTTCTAATATAGAATCTTTTGCAATGTCACAAACATTTAAGTGGTTAAAAGAAAACGATAAAAACATCAAATGTTTACTTAGTTATGCAAATAACGGTGAAGGGCATGTTGGTGGAATTTACAAAGCAACCAATTGGGTGTATCAGGGATTAAATACTGATATAGCACTTATGCCGAATTGGGGTATATCTTTAACCAAAGACCCATACAATTGGATTCATAGTAGAACTGTATATTCATTATGGGGTAGTGGTAACTTAGAGCATCTTCGTAAAGAAATCGGTAAAGAAGGACATACTGAATTTTGGAGACGTGAAGAACCACCAAAGCATAGGTACATTCAGTTGTTACCTCAAAGTAAAAAAGAAAAGAAACATTTAATGGGTAGTTTAAAACACCCAATCAGACCGTATCCGAAGGATGCATCTGAATACAACACCGAAGTTGTAACACATACCACTTATGCGCCTGAGGAATCGAACGCAATAAACTTTTGGTAGTGAGTTTACAGTAAACAATCTACTGTAAACATTAAATTGTTAATAACTTTTTAAAATAAATCATAAAAGGCTAGGAATTTCAATATATTATTCGTATCTTTATTATGTAATAAGAAAGGGACAGAGTTGAGTCCTATAATAAATAAATAAATAAATAAATAATAAAAATTATGGCAGAATTAGTAGTAAGTAGTGGTAATGGTATTAAAAATCAGTTTAGGTTATCTGAATCTGATTTTTATAAGATACCATCAATGAAAGAAGTTGATTTAGGAAATCAGCCAATGGCATATGAGGCATATCTTTATTATATTAAAGATTTGATATCTGGTAGTATGTACTTAGGGGTACACAAACTTAATGATAAATTATATTGGACTTCTATGAAGCATTTGGAAGGAAAAGCAATTCTTCAAGGTGATGAAAAGCGTATTCAATATAAAATATTAGAATATGGTGAGTATTCTACTATGAAAAACAAAGAATCTGATGAAATAGATAAGCATGACGCTGTTCGGTCTCCCGAATTTTGGAATCAGATGTATGGTTCATATCACAAAGAAAAAATGAGACCTTCATTAGTTAAAGAGATTGTATCTAATATAGAGAATGGTGTATATCCCATTACAACTGAAAGTGTATCTAATTTGGTGAAAATATCAACTTGGCAAGTTAGATTGGGGGAGTATGTTCCTAGTTTACTTAAATATATAAAATCTAAAATCAACGAAGTTAGTGGTAGTACTAAAAATTGTAATCCAATTGTTATATTAGAAGATAGATTAAATAAAAAACTATATAGAGAAACTGATTTAAGAATTGATGGAGCACATACATTAAAAGCCGCTCATAGTTGTGGCTCACTTACAATAAAAGTAATCAGAATACCTAAAGAGATACATGCTGATTTATCGACTAGTGAGATTGAGTTGATTGCGACTGGGCTTAATAAAGATAAAGAAATTAGAAAAGAACCAAATAGTAAAGAAACTTTAGCAAAAACGATATTCGGATTTTGGTTAAGAAATCGACTGGAAATAGATTCAGATATGAATATTGGTATTCTAAAAGATTCTGGTAAAGATTCAGCTGAAAGAAGAGATATCTTTAAAAAAGCTGAAGAACTTAAAAAATCATATTTGTATGAAACTCTTCAGAATGTAGTATTGATTGATTATCAAGAAGCAGATAAGGGAGTTCTTACTAAAGCTGTAACCGAAAGTACAACCGATAAAACTTTAGCTATATCCCAATCATCATCTTCACTTCGTTGGGATAGAGCATGTGAGAAAATGCAAGATGATAAGCAGGGTAGAAAACACCTTGCTTATTACGTTTATCATTCATCATTTATTGCAGCTGAAGAGTTATGGGTAGATGAAGAGATGAAATTAAGAGAGAGATTGGATTATTGGTTAACATCAAAGGGATACACTTACGAAATAATAGAAATGACTTACAAACGTGAAAAAGTAATATTATGATGGAATTTTGGGAAAGTATAGATTATAGTAAAGCGAGGAAAGTGTTAGTGATACCAAATATCACTAACTCCTCAAACATAGAGAAAGACTCTTTTGTAGATGTAATACATAACCACATCAAAGGGTTAGATAAATATGGTGAATACTTTTGGCACATCGTAATGCCGACTGGTAAAGTAAGTAAGAAACTTAACTTACCAAATGTAAAACAACATCAGGCTGACATTCCCGGTGATATGATGAATCAGAGGGCATATCCACCTGATAAGTTAATCGCTATATTAAGGGATGTTGATTATGATGTAATATATTCACATTTACCAGATTGGCCGCAAGTTGGTAGGTATAAGAATTCAATCGATACTAAGATAATAGGATATTGTCATTGGTGGGAAATGAAATCATCTAATGGAATTGACCGTAGACCCGGTAAAGCAAAGTGGTTATGGTTACCAATTGAATTATTAGGTGTATCTCAGATGGATACTTGTTATTTAAATACACAAGACCAAAAGAATAGGGTATTAGCAGAAGCAAAGGAAACCTTCAATGATGAGTTCGTTGATAAATTAGATAATATTCTTAATGTATGGAATTTAGGTGTACAATCTGAAAAGATTGTGGATACTATTAAAGATACTAAAGAAAATGTTATTGTATTTAATCACAGAGCAGCAGCATATAAAGGATATCCTAAGTTTATAGAACTAATGGAAGAGTATAGAACTAAACGACAGGATTTCAAAGTATGGATTCCTCAGTTGAATGGTACACCACCACATAGTTGGATTGATAATTCAAAAGTACCAAAGCACGAATACTATGCTAGATTACAAAATTGTAAGGTAGGTGTTCAGATGAAGCAAACTAACTACGGTTGGTCTGTAAGTGGTACTGACTGTATGATGAATGGTACACCAATGATATGGCACGATTCAGAGTGTTATCACGAAATAGACCCGAATGGGATGTTCTTTAAATTCAAAAAGGATTTCTTTTCGATGTTAGATACATTGTTGGATAATGATGAAGTAAGAAAGGAAAAAGACACACTTGCTATAGAGAGAGCAAAAGAACTTTCAAAAAATGAAGGGGAAATGCTTGGTAATCTCCATAAAAAGTTGTATATTTGTTAAAATAAAATTAAGTTATGTATCAAAATGTATATTGGGAAAAAGAAGGAGGCATCCTACATTGCTGGGATGACAAGAAGGGGTACTTCACAAAGAAGCACCGAAATTATGCGTATATTGAGGATGGGAATGGCTCACATCAATCAATTTATGGTGAGCGTTTAAAGAAAATCAATTATTGGAATAGAGAAGATAATCTGAAATTATATGAATCTGATGTAAATGAGGTAACTCGTTTCCTAATTGATGAGTATGGTGATTCGGATGAAGTATCAGAAGGTAACATCGTATTAACATTTGATATTGAGGTAGAAATGAATTCAGGTCTACCGGATATATCAGAAGCTAAAAACGCAATGACTTCAGTAGCATTCCATGATTCAGCAACAAATGATTATTATGTATATGTTATCACCCCAGGTGAAGAGATAAACAAAACTATCAAAGGTGCTATGGTTCGTTCGTTTGAAAATGAAGAAGATATGTTAATGGCATTCTTAAACAAATGGGAAGAGATTGCACCTACTATTATTACAGGATGGAATATTGATTTCTTTGATGTAACTTATATGTACAACCGAATGAAGCGAATGGTTGGTAAGAAGAACGCAGATAGACTCTCACCAATTCAAAAAGTTCATTGGAATAAATACAGACAGCGTTATATCATAGCTGGTGTATCTGCATTAGATTACATCGCTCTATTCAAAAACTTTACATATACTGAATATCCAAATTATCGATTAGATACTATCGCTAGAATGGAATTGGGTAGAGGTAAGATTGAGTATGAGGGGAACTTAGACCAACTATTCAGAGATGATATTGAAAAGTTCATTGAGTATAACTTAGTGGATGTTGAATTGGTAGTTGATATGGATAAGAAATTACAATTCATTGAATTAGCCAGAGCAATCTGTCATGCAGGTCACGTATTCTATGAGGATTTCATATTCTCATCAAAGTGGTTAGAGGGGGCAATATTAACATTCCTACGAAGAAGTGGGCGTGTAGCTCCAGATAGACCTTTAAGAAGAAATAAAAACTCCGATGGCTCAGATGCAGAAGGTAAGTTTACCGGAGCATATGTAAAAGAACCTAAACCAGGTCTTTATAAGTGGGTATATGATTTAGATTTAACATCACTATATCCATCTATTATTATGACAATTAACATTTCACCCGAAACGAAGATTGGTAAGGTTAAAGGTTATACAGCAGAGGACCATATGAAATCTAAAATTGATGAATATATCATTGTAGATGATGATGGTAATGAATATCCTACTATGGATAAAGGTAAGTTTGAGGATTTCACTAAGAAGATGAATGTATCGATAGCATCTAATGGTGTTTTATACTCTTTAGAAAAAGTAGGTGTAATACCTGAGATTCTTAATGTATGGTTTGATAAGAGGGTTCAGTATAAAGATGAAATGAAAAAGCATGGAAAGGCTGGAAATGATGATTTATATAAATTCTATCATCAAAGACAGTTAGTTCAGAAAATTATGTTAAATTCACTTTATGGTGTATTAGGGCTACCAGCCTTTAGATTCTATGATGTGGATAACGCAGAAGCAGTTACACTTACAGGTCAGACTGTAATTAAAACTACTGAGATGATAGCTAACAGTTATTATGTTAAGCATATTGGTAAAGAGGCTGATTACAATGTATATACAGATACGGATTCTGTATTTTATCAGGCAGCTCCATTAGTGAAAGCTAGAAACCCTGAAATTGATGAGAATGATGATGCACAAATGATACCTGCTATATTGCAAGTAGCACAAGAGGTTGAGGCTCACATCAATGGAACGTATGACATGATGTCAAAGAAGTTATTCAATGTAACTAATCATCGATTCGATATAAAGCAAGAGACTATCGCAAAAGGTGGTTTTTGGGTATCAAAGAAACGATACGCACAATGGATTATCAATGATAACTCCGTAGATTGTGATAAGTTGGATGTAAAGGGGCTAGATGTAAAACGTAGTTCATTTCCAACATACTTTAAAGAGGTGATGTCAACTGTATTATGGGATATTCTAAAGGATGAAGATAAGATGTTATTGGACCAGAAGATTTTAGATTATAAGGATGATATGCCGAATCGAAATTACATCGATATTGCTAAGAATTCAGCAGTAAAGGGTATGAGTAAGTATTCTACTAAAACGCAAGTATTAGGTGAGTTTATGAAAGGTACACCAGCGCATGTTAAAGCAGCACTTACTTACAATCAGTTATTGAAGTATTATAAGGCAGCATTTAAATATGAACCAATGAAAGATGGTGATAAGATAAAGTATGTGTATTTGAAGAATAATCCATTAGGATTGGAAACTGTAGGTATGACTGGATATAATGACCCGAAAGAGATATTAGATTTGGTAGAACAATACATCGACTATGATAAGTTATGGGAACGTGAATTAAAGAATAAGTTAGATGATTTCTACGCCGCCATGGATTGGGAGAACCCAAATCCAAACTTAGAGAAAATCGGACAATTCTTTTCATTTTAATAAGAGACCTGAAAAAAACAGTAAATAAATTAGGATATACGGAAAAGAATTCGTATATTTGTTAAACAATAATAAATAATAATTTTAAAGCATGAAAAAAGCAAGTATTGAACAGTTCATCAATCGTTACAATTTAGGTGGCGAAGTAGAATCAGTAAAAATTGAATCAACTGATGATTCATTGAAGGTAAGTTTTATATCAGATGATAAAACGCTATTGGGTACAGTAGAATCGGCAGAGAAGGATTTTCCAAATGGTGAATTCGGTATCTATACAACATCTCAGATGAAGGCGTTATTAGGTGTAGTTGAATCCAACTTAGAAGTTGCAGCTCATCAATCACATCTTACATTCTCAGATAAAGGGACATCGGTAAACTATATGTTGGCTGATTTATCAGTAATACCAGTAGTACCGGATTTAAAGCAAGTACCACCATTTGATTCTGAAATTACATTAGATGATGAGTTTACGAGTAGATTTATTAAATCTAAAGGAGCACTTAACGAATCGGATACATTTACATTTACTTGTAAAGGTGGAAAGGGTGAAGTTGTATTAGGTTACTCAACTATTAACACAAATAGAATTTCTATGAATGTGGAATGTAAATGTGAGAAGGATATCAAACCAATTTCATTTTCGGCAAAGTATCTAAAGGAGATATTAAACGCTAACAAAGGTTCTAAATCAGCAACGTTGAAAATAGCATCAGCTGGATTAGCACATGTTAAATTCGAAAGAGATGGTTTAGTTTCGAACTATTATTTAGTGGAAATTAAGTAGAAGGTGTTATAAATATAAAAGGAACACTCGGACTACTATATATACGCAGTGTTACAATAGGGATAATCGAGTAGGCAATACCTCTCCTAATATATTTTAAATAATAATCAATAAATAAATAAATAAGTATGAGTTTTTGGGATACAGAGCCAGCAAAGCCGAAGTTTGACTTCGAAACACAGAAGCGTGAGTTGATAGAGAATATGGATTATCTCGCAACAATGACTGTGCAAGAGCAAGTTTTATATAAGAAGTGGGTAGAATTACAAGATGTAAAAATGATTCGGGATAAATCTCAAATCGCAGCAATGTATGATACTCAATGGGCTCCTGCTGATATTAACAATTTGGAACAAACTATTAAAGAAATTGAAGAGTTAGAACCATATGTTGAAATCCTTGATGACCCTAAAGATGCCACTAAATGGACATATGCTAGGCGTATGATTCATTCGATGGATTTTACTGCTAATCCTGGTCGTAATGTTAAAATCAATGTTAAAGATAAAAAGAGTGGTAAACTCTTAGGACAAATATCATTAGCATCTGATGTAACATCAATGGCAGTTAGAGATAACTACATTGGTTGGACTAAGGACGATAAGTTTAAGAAGGGGAAATTAAACCATACTACAATTGCATCAACAATTGTCTGTACACAACCATTGGGTTACAACTTTTTAGGTGGGAAACTCGTTGCTATGATGACTACAGTTCCTGAAGTAAGGGAATTTTGGAAAAAGAAATACGGTCAAACTTTGATAGGTGTAGGTACAACTTCATTATATGGGATTCATTCTCAATACAATGGAATACCTCACTTTAAAACATTAGGTGAATCAGCAGGAAAGATTTCTCTGAAACCTGATGATAAGTTTTATGACCCGTGGCATCAATGGTTGAAGGAAAATGAAGCAGAATGGTACAAAACTGCAATCACTAACGAACGAATTCGTAATGGTGCTAATATGGGGGCTGGTGAAGGAGCTAGTGGTCCTGTGAGTGGTATCAAACAAAAGATTCTTGGGAAGATTTTCAAAGAATGTGGTATCAAACAATCAGCATACCATCATGGATTCAAACGTGGTGTATATCTTGCAATGATGTACGATAATGGGCAGGCATTTTTACGTGATGAGATTGAAGAATCTGAATTGGTAATGAAGAAGAAGTTTGTTGATGGAATTCCTTATATTAACAATTGGTGGAAGAAGAAAGCTATCAAACGTTATACTAAATTACACTCAGAGGGTAGGTTAAAGCCAGAGCATTTATTTTATTTAGAGGCAATTGGAATGAGTTGGGAAGAAATGAAAAAGACCTACTTAAAAGAAATCGGAAGATAATATATTTAAAAAGAAAATAATACATAAATGGTAAATAAAGAAGAAAAACACTCATTATGGGTGGAGGCATACAGACCCGATTCAATGGAAGGTTACGTTGGTAATGAACACATCATTGAAAAGGTAAAGATTTATATAGAGAATAACGATGTACCACATTTGTTACTATATGGACAAGCTGGGACAGGTAAAACGACATTAGCTAAAATCATTACTAATCAAATTGATTGTGATTTAATGTATATCAACGCATCTGATGAGAATTCAGTTGATGCAGTTCGTGATAAGATTCGTGGATTCGCATCATCAATGGGATTTAAAGATTGGAAAATCGTAATATTAGATGAGGCTGATTACTTAACACCAAATGCTCAAGCAGCACTTAGGAATTTGATGGAAACATTCTCCCGAACTACAAGATTCATTTTGACTTGTAATTATGTAGAGAAGATAATCGACCCGATTCAAAGTAGATGTCAGACATTTGGAATTACACCACCATCTAAAAAGGATGTAGCTATGAGATTGAAGCAAATCTTAGATACTGAAGAGGTGAAGTATGAAATGACCGACTTAGCAGTATTAGTGAATAGTGGGTATCCTGATATTCGTAGAGTGTTAAACGCAGCACAACGACAGGTTGTGGGTAATGAATTGAAAATTGATAAAACATCAACAATTCAGGCTAACTATATGGAAGAGGTGCTCGCTATATTAAAATCGGATGGTGGTGTTAAGGATTCATTTACTAAAGTGAGGCAGATTATTGCTGATTCTAAGGTAAGAGATTTCACCCCATTCTACAGATTTATGTATGATGAAGTGGATAACTACGCAAATGGTAAATTAGGTAATACAATCCTAAAGATTGCAGATGCACAGTACAAAGATTCAGCAGTAGTTGATAAGGAAATCAATATAATGGCAATGTTATTAGAAATTCTAATCGATATTAAAGGTTAATAAATTAGGATATACGGAAAACAATTCGTATATTTGTATAAACAATAAGTAAATTAAATAAAAACAAAGTAAAGTTATGGCAAATTCAAATGAAATTTTCGAATCAATTAAAGAATTATATACAGAATTCGAAGCAGAACACAATGGTACAACTAAGGCATCTAAAAGTAGAGCTAGAAAGGCGATTGGAGAAATCAAAAAATTAGTAACTGAATACAGAAAGGTATCTGTAGAAGAAAACAAATAATTATGAGCAAAGGAAAAGTAATTGGCATGAACAATAAAAACCCCGCTCCAGCGGCACCGAACATGCAATTAGACCCAACTAAGTTGGATACTATTAGGTGTGAGGAATGTGAAGGTATCTTTTTTGAAGAGGTAACGATGTACAAAGTAGTACCATCGGTACAATCACCGAATGGTAAGAAATCAATGTTACCAATCCCAGTACAAAGATGTGCAGATTGTGGTAATGTATCAGAACAATTTTTACCAAAAGAACTATTACCATAAATATGGCGAAGAAAGTAAGCACAGGCGTAAAAGCAAAATCAATATTCGAACACTTATCGGGTATAAAGGAAAAGAAAACATCTTGGAAATCTCTATCGGATATGGATAAGAAATCATTCAGCCCCTTTATTATCAATCGATGGTTAAGTATGAATATGGACTTATTACCCATTGTTAATATTCTTCAAAAATATACAATCGGACTTCTCTCTGCTAGAGATACATACAAAGTATATACGGATTATTTACCAAAGCAAAGAACATTTGACAAATATGTCAAAGGTAAGGCTGATGGTAAGTATAACAAAGATATGTTAAAGTATCTATCTACTTGGTACGGTGTTTCTCAGAGAGAGGTAATCGATTATATGGAACTTTTACCAAAGGAAGATGTATTGGGGATATTAATGAAATATGGGTTAACTGATAAACAAGCGAAAGCATTATTAAAAAATAAAAAGAAATGAGTAAATTAGTAGATATGCTGAGAACATCAGCAATGGCTGATAAAGCAAAAGCACTCCTATCATTGGAGTTATTAGAAACCCGTTCAGTTGGGATAGGTGACCATTCAACTGGTGATTTCTATAAAAACGCTGAAGAAGCACTGTTAATGTTAGTGGATGCCGATGATAGGCTAGCAGCATTACAAAAGTACTTCATCCCAGTTCCAACCAACCCAGTCCCAACGACTCCGGCTGTTAAACCACCAAAAAAACAAATGAATGGATAATATAAAAGAAGCAACATCAAAAGTAGTACATAAAGGCGAACGACGTGTTGAAACTGTACTTGAAACCGAAGAAAACGCAATTGATTATTGTGAGAGATTGTATCCGGAAACAACCGAAGAGTTTAAAAACATATTGGATGAGATGTATGGAACTTTCTGTAAAAAGCAAAGAAACTACGGACCTGATAATATATCAGTAGGTACACAATTAGCAACTGAATCTGATGTTAAATTATCATTAGTTGGACTGTGGTTCAGAATGAATGATAAAATTCAAAGATTAAAGCAATTAGTAGTATTGGGTCAGCCTGATGAAGTAGGTGAGCCTGTACAAGATACATACGAAGATTTAAGTGTATATGGGGTAATAGCACAAATAGTACAACGACAAAAGTGGGCTAAGTAATGAGTAGGTTGATGGTGGTGTTGGTATATGTAATGTTTACATTTACCACATATGGGCAAGAAGTTAAGTCCGTACATAATAGTATATTCAAAATAGTATATTCAGAGGAATATCAGCAACCGTTATTCGTAGAGTATAGCGTTCAATGTCCAAATGGAGATGCAAGCCGTAAGGGTATGGATTTTTATGGAGTTGATTCGGTATCGACTTCTGATAACAATGATTATAAAAGTAATGTATGGGATAAAGGTCATATGGCACCAGCCGCATCATTTAATTGTGATAAGGAAACATTAAAAAAAACATTCAGTTACTTAAACTGCGCTCTACAACATCAGGGGCTAAATAGAGGTCCTTGGAAGGAGCTAGAAAAGTTTGAACGTGAGTTAGCAAAAACAAATCCGATTGTTATTGTATATATCTTAATCCATTTTGATAAAGAGTGGGGGTTATTACCAACCGGAGCAAGAATTCCAACTGGGTTTACAAAGATGATATTCATTAATGATACAACTGTATATCATTTCTATTTTCCAAATAAGGATGTATCAGGTAAAGAATGGGAATCGTTTAGAACAAACTAAAACCTTAACAATTTATTAACATTAAAAGCTTGGTTATGCCAGGCTTTTTTCGTATATTTACATTTGTAAGTGGGTTAGAGAGTACCCATACATTAAAATCAATATTATGAAAGAATTATATTTACTAAGAGGTTTGCCGGGAGCGGGTAAAAGTACATTAGCCAAATCGGTTGGTGGTATTAACGTAGAGGCTGACCAATATTTTATGGAAGATGGTGTATATAATTTTGATGCAACCAAATTAAAGTTAGCACATAATTACTGCCAAAATCAAACTATGGCATGGATGAAAACAGATGGTGAGCAAGTTAATGTTGATAAGATTGTTGTTTCAAATACATTTACACAAGAATGGGAAATGAAAGCATATTATGATATGGCAAAAGAATATGGGTATAAAGTTTATTCATTAATTGTTGAGAACAGACACGATGGTGAGAGTATCCACAATGTACCAATTGAATCCTTAGATAAAATGGGAGCTAGATTTGAAGTTAAATTAAGATAATAAAAACACATATGATACTATTAGAAGAATATTATGAAGCGGGTTGGTTAATCAAACAAACACACCCAACACTTCCATTAACTATTTGGAATTATTCTCAGAAAACACAATTTGAGAAAAAGTGGGATAGTATCACATTACAATGTAGGGGATTAGTTACTGATAATGATGGTAACATAGTTGCTAGACCATTTAGGAAATTCTTTAACATTGAAGAAGCACAACATACATCAACTAAAGAATTCGATATCTATGAAAAGATGGATGGTTCATTAGGTATCGCATTTTACTATAATGGTAAGTGGGTATTTGCTAGTAGAGGCTCATTCACTTCAGAGCAATCGATTAAAGGCGGTGAGATGTTTAGAGATAAGTTTCAACAATCTGATTTTGACACTAACTCAACTTATATGTATGAAATCATTTATCCTACAAATAGAATTGTAGTAGATTATGCGGGAGAAAATAGACTGGTTTTATTAGGTAGAATCGGAACTATTTCTGGTGAAGAGTATTCATTAGATACTTTCAGAGAAAATGGATATGATGTCGTTAAAAAATATCATACTATTAAAAACTATGAACATTTAAAAACATTGAACTGGGAAAATAAAGAAGGATTTGTGGTTAAGTTTGGAAATGGCGATAGATGTAAAATCAAATTTGAGGATTATCTTAGGTTACATAAAATAATGACTGAAATCTCTACAAAATCGGTATGGGAATGTTTAAGTAAGGGTGATGATATTTACGAAATGTTGAAAGATGTACCGGATGAGTTCTTTAAGGGGGTTGATGTGTATATTGAAGAACTTAAATCAGAATATCTACTAATAGAAGCAAAATCAATAGCAACTTTTAATATGCATACACATCTTAATAGAAAGGAATTTGCAGAATCGGTACAATGGAATAAGTATTCAGCTGTATTATTTAAAATGTTGGATAACACAGATTATTCAGATACCATTTGGAGACTTATTAAACCAGAATATAAAAGATTATAAATTATGGAACCAGAAAAAGATAATATTCTTGGGTGGTGGGACTAATCAGATGGTACATCAAAAAGATTTAACAATTTCTTAACATTAAACGCTTGGTTATACCAATCATTTTTCGTATCTTTATTATGTAATAAGAAAGGGACAGAAATGAATAGTATTAATAATAAAAAATAAAAAATAAAAATTATGAGTGAATTATATCAAGTAATTAGAACAACTGAGGGGTATGAAGAGCATACAACCGATTTAAGCCATACTGAGGCGGTAGAGTTAGTAACAGAATTGGAATCGTGTTTTGAAGGTGAACAGTACGAAGTACATCCACAGCCAGAACCTACACCGGAACGTGAGTATAGAACAGTACCACATGGAGCAGCTGATGGTTGGGAAGATTTACACCACTAATTATGTTTTATAGTATGGAGGTGAGTTCAAACCTCACTATGATGATACAAAACATAATAAAAGCTAAATAAATTAGGAAAACACATAATTAATTCGTATATTTACACTATGAAAGATACTAAGATAAGTAACATATTTACATTTGGGGTGAAGGAACCCGAAGAAGGGGATGCTAAGGTATCGTATTCTCAATACACAATGTATGCTAATTGTCCACATAAGTGGAAGTTAACATATATGGAAGGTCAGAAGAAGTTTGACCCATCGATACATTTAGTATTCGGTACAGCAATGCATGAAACACTACAATCGTGGTTAGATGTTCTATATAATAAATCACTACCTGAAGCAACTGAGTTGGATTTGGGTAAGATGTTATATACTGCAATGATTACTGAGTATAAGAAAATGAGAGAGGAAACTGGTGTAGAGTTCAGTACTCCCGACCAAATGGAAGAATTCTTAGAGGATGGATTGGAGATACTCAATTATGTTACAAAGAATAGAGTTGATTATTTCAACACTCGTCAATTAACATTAGTTGGTATAGAGTTACCGATTTATACAAAGGTGAATAAAACTCATAATATTTATATGAGGGGTTATTTGGATTTAGTATTCGAAGATAGTTACACCAACAAATTAGAAATTTGGGATATAAAGACCTCAACAATGGGTTGGAACAAATGGCAGAAAGCTGATAAAACCAAAACAGCACAGTTGATTCTTTATAAGAAATTCCTATCAGAGCAATATGGATATGATATCGATAGAATTGGTGTTAAGTACTTTATCGTAAAACGTAAACTTAATGAGGGTATGATGTACGCTCAAAAGAGAGTGCAAGTATTCGTACCAGCACATGGTAGTATATCAGTTAAGCAAGTTGAAAAGAGTTTTGATTCATTTATTAGAAATTCATTCAACATAGATGGTACATATAAAACAGATTCAGAGTTCCCAGCAACCGCCGGTAAGAACAATAAGAACTGTAAATATTGCCCCTTCAAAACTGATTTGGATAAATGCCCGAAAGAAAATAGACATAAAATATAAACATATGAAATTATTATTAATTATATTATCATTAGGAATCACCACATCATGTGATAACGCTGAATTACCAGTGGAATCGCCAATATTAGTTACTGAAGTGGTAATAGAAGAGGAAGTGGTTATTATAGCCGATACACTCTCAATCGAATCCTCACCTGCGTATATATTGGATATTAATCCATTAATATCTGCGATGATTTTAGTAGAAAGTGGAGGTAACGATTCAGCATACTGTAAAAGTGAAGAGGCCGTTGGGTGTTTACAGATACGACCCATTATGTTAAGGGAATGTAATCGTATATTAAAGTTAAAAAAGTCAAGTAAACGATACACTTTAGTTGACAGGTGGGATAGGGTAAAATCTATTGAAATATTTCATATAGTAAATCAACATCATAATAAAATAGGTACATATGAGGCAATCGCAAGGTCGTGGAATGGTGGTCCGAAGTGGGCTAAAAAAAGTAATACAAAAAGGTATTGGAGAAAAGTTAAACGTCAAATCAAAAAACTCGTTAAAGAAGATGAATATAGCTATGATTGGCTCGCCCAACTATGAAAATGTTAGGAAGCTCAGAGATTTTCTGTTTACTATAAAGCAGAACTTTGGTACTGATGTAAGTATCATTACTAGAGGTGTAAAGGATGGATGTGAAAAACACATACGGAAATATGCGATTGAATTCGGATTTAGATACACCGAATATAATCCAGCAAGCACAACTCGGAATCTATATAGTGGTATGACTGATGATTATTATAGTAAACCATTTCACCCTACACAGACATTACATCAGTATGATTGTGTTGTGAAGCACGCTGATAAGATGTTTTACTTTGGTGGTATAAAGCCATCAGAACAAAAACACTTAGAACGATTATTAAAGCGATACAATAAAAAAGTGTTGTATTTGGATTGATTAATTTCAATTACATAGTTATATTAAACAAAGAATAAGTTATAAACAAAAAGTTATAAATAATATGAGTAAGAAGAAAAAGATTTTATTACTTTCGGATGACATGAGATTACATAGTGGAATCGCAACAATGTCAAAGGAGATAGTTCTAAATACCGTACATAAATATGATTGGGTTCAAGTAGGAGCAGCCGTTAAACATCCTGATGCAGGAAAGTTCTTCGATGTATCCGATTCAGTCGCAGAAGAAAGTGGAGTTGCTGATGCTAGTGTAAAGATTATCCCATTTAGTGGGTATGGTAATCAAGAACTACTTAGACAGTTAATTACAACAGAACAACCTGATGCTATATTACACTTTACCGACCCTAGATTTTGGGATTGGTTGTATGCGATGGAAGATGAGGTTCGTAGACACGTTCCTATATTCTATTATAATATATGGGATGATTTGCCAGACCCACAATGGAACGCTCCATTCTATGCAAGTTGTGATTTACTAATGGGTATTTCAAAACAAACATACGGTATCAATCAGAGGGTATTAGAGAAGTTTGGTGAAAAGTATGAAGATTGGCAGATAAAGTATGTACCACATGGTGTATCTAAAAAGTTCAAACCAATCCCAACTGAATCAGCTGAATTTAAGCAGGTTACTGAATTAAAAGAGAAGTTAGGTATTTCAGATAAGAAGTTTGTTGTTCTTTGGAATAACAGAAACATTCGTAGAAAGAATCCAGGTGATGTGATATTATCATATAAAGAAATGTGTGATGGTATGACGAAGGAAGAAGCTAATGAATGTGTATTGTTATTACATACAGCACCATCTGACCCGAATGGAACAGATATCCCAGCCGTTATCGATGAGTTGTGTCCAGATTACGATGTAGTATTTACTCATTCTCAGTTTTCAACTGATGATTTGAATGTATTATATAATGTGGCAGATGTAACACTTAACATTGCATCTAACGAAGGCTTTGGTTTGGCAACTTGTGAATCAATGAGAGCCGGAACACCAATTATAGTTAATGTTACAGGTGGTATGCAAGACCATTGTAGATTTACCAAAGATGGTAAGTTCATAACAGCAGATGATTACATCAAATTAGGCTCACTTCATAATCACAAAGAATTACCTGAGAATTTAGGATGGGGTAGATGGGTAAAACCAGTATGGCCAACTAATCGCTCATTACAAGGTTCAATCGCAACACCATATATCTTTGATGATAGGTGTTCATTTGAAGATGTAGGTAAGGTATTAAGGCAGTGGTATGATATGGATGAACCGACTCGTAAAGAATGTGGGTTAGAGGGTTCAGTATTTGTAGAATCAGATGAAAGTGGAATGAGTGCAGAAAATATGGGAGCTAGATTTATAGACTCTATGGGAACTGCACTTAATAATTGGAAACCAAGAAACGAAATAGTATTATGGAAATTATAAAAAAGTTATGTGTAGTAAGTTGCCCCATCGCAACCCGAAGTGGTTATGGGGCAAGAAGTAGAGATTTCGTAAGAGGCCTTATTAAATCTAAACCAGATTGGGATATTCATATCATTTCTCAGAGATGGGGGCAGACAGCAATGGATGTATTAAAAGAAGGTAATGATGATGATTTATTAAGCAGAGTGGTTACTGAAAAGATGGAGAAGAAGCCTAATGTATGGATTCAGATTACAGTACCAAATGAATTTACACCTGTGGGTGATTTCAACATCGGTGTAACTGCCGGAGTAGAAACAACGGTAATGCCACCTGAATGTTTGGAGGGTATTAATAGAATGGACTTAACATTAGTATCATCAAAATTTACCAAAGAAGTTATCCAATCATCAGTATTTGATAAGAAGGATAAAGATAGTGGTAATTCAATAGGTCAACTTAGACTTGAAAAGCCGGTAGAGGTTTTATTTGAGGGTATCGATTTAGATATCTACAATGAAAAAGCACCATCTGAAGCTGGAATTGATAATACTCTTAAAGATATTAAAGAAGATTTTGCGTTCCTATTCGTAGGGCATTGGCTAAAAGGTGAATTCTTTCAGGATAGAAAAAATGTAAGTGGTTTGATATGGACATTCTTAAACACATTTAAGAACAAAAGTAAGCAACCGGCGTTAATTCTAAAAACATCAATGGGTTCAACTTCATTAGTTGATAGAGTTAGAATAAAAAAGTTGATAGAGAATATTAAAACACAAGTGGATTCAACGAAATTACCACCTATATACTTACTACATGCTGATTTGACTGATGCTGAAATAAACGCATTATACAATCATCCGAAAGTTAAGGCTCATGTTTCATTTACGAGAGGTGAGGGGTTCGGTAGGCCTTTGTTAGAAGCAACCGTTAGTGGAAAGCCGATGATTGTTAGTGGTTGGAGCGGCCAACTGGATTTCATAAACTCTGACTTTGTTAGTGTGATTCCAGGTGAGTTAACCGGAGTACATACTTCAGCTGCAGATAAGTTTTTAATTAAAGACGCGAAGTGGTTTACGATTGATTATAAAGCAGCTGCAGGTGTTATGAGTGATATGTATAAGAACTATAAACCTTATTTGGAGAAGTCCAGAAAGCATCGTAAATATTCTAAAGATACCTTTTCATATCAGAAGATGGTAGAATTAATAGGTACTCTTATAGATGAAACGAAAATTCCAATTACACCGAAATCGGTAGGATTAAAATTACCTACATTAAAAAAGATTAAATAATGGCTGACTATTATAATACTCATCTAAGAAAAACCACCGACCCAACTGTAATCTCAAAGGAGAAGTTGGAGCGTGGTATGGTTGTAAAATTACGATATAAGAAGGATTCTGGTGCAGCGAATTATATTATATTAATTTTACAACCCAAATGGCCCAACTCCGCTGATGGAAAGGTTCACGCTTTATCATTAAACGCAATTGCACCCGGAAAGGTACAAGAAATGGGTGAGTATTATAAAGAGGTCTTAGCAGAATCAACTAAGGTTCGGAAATTGGAATTAGCAAAAGTACAAATTACATCATCATCAAAGGTATTTTACACCGATGAGATTAAAAATGATAAGAAATTTAAAGCTGGATATCGAACGTTTGATTTAAAGAAAATCGTATCGATTAAGGCAGTTAACTACAATTGGGGTCAATATGATAAGATACCATCGGTAGCTGAACGTAAGGAGTTATTAGAACAACAACAGAGGGATAATGAAAAATAAGAAAATACAAATTACATACGCAATATCGGTATGTAATGAACATACTGAGATACAGAGATTAATATCATTCTTACTAAAGAACAAACAACTACAAGACACCATTGTGGTTTTGTTTGATTCTAAGAACGGTTCAACTGCAGTTGAGGAATTCCTACGAGCTAAATCAATTAATGGTGAGTTTTTATGGCTACCCTATGAATTTGATGGACACTTCGCTAATATGAAAAATAAACTTACATCATTATGTGATGGTGATTATATTTTCAATATAGATGCAGATGAAATTCCAAATGAAAAATTAATGGAGAATATTCATTGGATACTTGAAGAAAACGATGTTGAGGTTGTAGTAGTACCTAGAGTGAATACAGTAGATGGGTTAACAGAAACACATATTCAGAAATGGAGATGGAATGTTAATGAAAAAGGTTGGGTTAATTGGCCGGATTACCAAATGAGAATTTATAAGAATATAGATAAAATCAAATGGGAGAATAAGGTTCATGAACGACTAACAGGATTCAGTACCATATCCAATTTACCTGAATTAGAAGAGTTTGTATTATATCACCCAAAGAGTATAGATAAGCAGGTGATACAAAACGCATATTACAATACATTATAATGAATGAAATTTTATAGAACAGTAAATGGTCGTGTTTTAATCATTGGTGATGTAACCAATCTTGGATTCAATTCTAATGAGAAGTTAGTAATACCGGATGAGTATTTGGATATCGGTGAGTTTATAATTTTACGAACTTGCTTCGGAATCGGTGATTGGGGTATCATATCAGCATTCCCTAGAAAACTTAAAGAGAAATACCCAGATTGTAAAGTGTGGATACCATCACCCAAACTTTTAAAGAATATGTTTGGTGGTTCAGAGCAAAATTGGAGTTCATGGGGTGACCCGTTTAATGTGGTTCATTCTATATTTGATAATAATCCATATATTGATGGGTATATTGATGATTTCACCGGTGATGTATTTAACGACCATTATAGGGTATATGATACGTGTGATGGGGATGTACCTCTATTAGAGCAGATGTTAAAATTCTGGCAGTTCGATGATATTGATAATATTGAACCTGAGATGTATTGGAGTAAGTCTGAAATGGATGAGGGTGATAATATAATAAAGCAGTATTCTGATGGTAAGTTCGGAACTCTATTAATCCCAAATGGGTATAAATTTGATGCAGATGAATTAATTCAGCAGAAGTTAGATGAATATGATTTACCAATATTCTATTGGGTATGTGAGCAAAATCGCAACTTTAAATATAATGGTGTATTAGATTTACGACACATCGATATTAGAGTACAGTTGTATATAAAATCAAAAGCTGTGTTTAATGTGGGTAGTCAATGTGGTGTAAACGATACAATCGCAAACTACACATCCACATTTTCTGTAGCTAAAAACAAACTAAAATCCAATATTATAAAATCCCAAAATTATATGTATAGGAAATCTATAAGTAATATATGAAAGTAGCATTTTTTAGTGAGATGGGGTTCAATGGTAAGCTACCACGCACCCATACTAATATGAGAACTGAGTTTGCTTGGATGGTTGCTATGAACGCAGACCATTATAATCTAAACGATACACCAACTGAAACGTATGATTTGGGAATCGCAATAAACTCCAAAAATCACCCTGAATGGGTTGATGTTGAAAAGTTAAAGCAATACTGTACAAAGGTTGCAGTAATGCAAGAAGGACCATTTTGGTATTACCAAGATTACCCATTGGAAAATCAAATACATTACTTTAACAATCTAACATCAGCAGATATCATATACACTCATAATCAACACGATAGAGAATATTATAAAGGGTTAACTAATCATAAAGATGTAAGGGTATTACAATCACTTATGATAGAAGAGGCTGTATCAGATGATATAGTGGGGTCTGATGAACGTAGTGGTATTATGATAGGTGGTAATATGAAATCGTGGTACGGTGGGTTTGATTCGTTTATGTTAGCTAGTAGTGTTACTGAGGATATATACCAACCTAAGATGGGTAGACGTGAAGAAAACGAAACATCATTGGGTATTAACCAATTACCATATTTAGTATGGCAAGATTGGATTACTGAATTATCAAAGAGAAAATTGGGTATTCATATGATGAGAACTCATGCAGCTGGTACATTCGCATTGAACTGTAGTTTCTTAGGGATTCCTTGTGTTGGTTATGATACATTGGATACACAGAGAATACTACACCCAAATCTATCAGTTAGAGATGGTGATATGGAAACTGCAAGAAAATTAGTAAATAAACTATGGAATGATTTGGATTTCTACGAAGAAAATCGTATATTAACAAAAGAATTATACACCGAACATTATAGTGAAGATATATTTAAAGAAAAAATGAAGTTATGATAAGTAAAAAAGATATAAGTTTTATACAACCCAGTAGGGACAATTTAGTTTACCTAAAGTGGTCATACGATTCAATCAGAAAGAATGGGGGAGTTGAACCACATATATGTGTAGCAGATGATTTCAGTAGTGATGGGACATGGGAATGGTGTACTGAAATGATGAAGAAGGATAAGAACTTTCATGCAATTCGTAATGAAGGACCAACTCGATTGGGGCATACTATCTTATATGATAAATTAGTTAATGAAGTAGCACCGACTATAATAGTTGGTATATACCATGCTGATATGTATTTGTGTCCAGGTTCATTAGAATCTGTGATAGAACACTTAAAACCACAGACGGTTGTATCTTTAACGAGAATTGAGCCAGATTTACACCCACCGGGTCCAGAGAAGGCATTGATTAAAGATGCACCACAAGAACCTACTGATTTTGATGAAGGTTGGTTCTTAAATCATTTCAAAAATGAGTATCTAACTAAGTACAAAGGTAAAACGACCGAAGGTATATTTGCTCCTTGGTTCTTATTCAAAGAAGATTTCCAATCAATCGGTGGGCATGACCCATTATACGCACCACAATCAAAAGAAGATTCTGATATCTTTAATCGATTCTTACTGAATGGGTATAAGTTCGTTCAGACTTGGGATGGGGCAGTATTTCATTTGACTTGTAGAGGAAGTAGGTTTAATCCTACTATTACAACTGTTGGGACTGAATCGGATGAGTGGTTAACACAGAACATCCGTTCAACTCGTAACTTCATCAGAAAGTGGGGACATTTTGTAAAGCACGATACGTTTATGAAACCAATCGTACCACCAAAATATGAATTTGGATTCAATATTACCAATTCAAATGAGGTAATTCTGAATATGCTGGAACCGTGGTGTAGTAAAATAAATGTTGATTTATCAACTGAGGTAATTGATGATTATATTAAGTTAGAGCAGCCGAACACTATGTACGTTCTATCAAATAGAATAAATGATAATATCGAAGCAGATATTACAGTAACATTTGATGCAAACAAATTAACCCAAAGCTCATTTAATTTAATAACTGAGTTTGCTAGTATACTAGAATCATCAGAACTTTCATTAGGAGAATTCGAATTGGATATCTTTAAGTTTAACATCAGAAAGATAAAAACATACGAAAATTCATTGATTCGTTTAAATTGATATAGTTATTTGTACTATGATATACTACATTTTATTACCAAATGATACGGAAGAGGGGACTCAGTATTCAACTAATGTGTTGGGTGAATCCGCATTTAAAAACTTTTGGACAGACCAAGGGTTTGAGATATTAGTACGTTTAATCGAAAAGTATCCAGATACATTAAATACAGTAAAAATTAAAGATGAGCAATCTAAAGAATACTCAATTGAGGAGTTCTTACAGATGACATCTAAATTAAATTTAATACGACAGTAGCAGATGAGCAAAATTCAAATTTCCAATCTCGATGATTACGATGATTTAGATGAATTGTATGGTGGCACCCAAAAAATAAACAGAAAGCATGAAAAACACAATAAGAACGAGGATGATACGGACTTTCACGAACCACAAGGGTTGCCTCCCGGTTGGCGAGAGGGTGATAGTCATATCGGATTACGAAAAAAAGCAAGAAATTATAGTAACTGACCCATTTGGGACTGATTGGGTTATACCCAAATCATACGTTAACTTAGATTATTAACTATTTATGTATAAGAGGCTAACACAGGCTTTTTAAACTTAGGTATTATGTTATTAAAAAATGGTAGTAAGGGGATTGAAGTTAAAGAATTACAGAAGTTCTTGGGCGTGGGTGCAGATGGCATCTTTGGTAGAGGAACAGAGAAATCTCTTAAAGAATGGCAAGCCTACAACGGTCTTACTGTTGATGGTATTGTTGGCCCTGCCACTTGGGATGCTATGGGTATGGCTACTACTGATGTATCGGAGCAAAGTTACACAACAAAAAACGGACTAATCATAAATAAACACTTTCTACCAGAGGGTGAATATAAGAACGGACCAATTAAAGCAGAGTATGTGTTCATACATCATACAGCAGGTCGACAAAATCCATATAAAACAATTGATTCTTGGGGTAGGGATAAGCGGGGTGCTGTTGCAACCGAATTCGTTCTAGGTGGTCAATCTGTGGCAGGTAATGATGTTAGTTATGATGGGGAAGTAGTTCAAGCATTTCCAGAAGGAAATTACGGATGGCATTTAGGGAAGAATGGTTCTCAGAGTATGCATAAAAATTCAGTAGGTATTGAAGTAAATAACTTTGCGTATTTAACAAAGGGTGGTTATACTAACCGTGGTATTTGGGTAGCTAAAAATCCAAATTCATATTATACATATGCTGGAGTTTTAGCAGATGAATTACAGATGGTTACATTAGATACCCCATTCAGAGGACATTCAGTTTGGCACAGATATTCTGATATACAAATTGAATCATTAAAAAATCTAATATTATTCATCGGAGAGCGAGATAATATAGATATAAGAGCAGGATTACCAGCATTAGTTAAAGAAATTGGAGCAGACGCTTTTGAATTTAACACAGATGCATACTACGGTAAAGTAAAGGGATTATGGACACATACTAACACTAGAAAAGATAAATCGGATATGTTCCCACAGCCGGAACTATTAGATATGTTAGTGAGTTTATAAATTACTACATTAAAAAGTAAATTAGTTGGTGTAATATACAGCAGTTTCTGTAAAACCTACCTATTTATAATCATAAACACAGTCATAAAAGAAGTTAGCATATGGTAAAACGAATTTGGAGACACATAATGTCATTTAAAAACATATTTAATGATGATAATAGCATCAACGAAAAGACCGTAATTGGATTCATGTCATTCGCAGTAATGGTTGTATTCGCATTGACTGATTTAGTGACTGGGTATTTCGGAAAAGACTTAGTAGTACAAGAGTTCATTTATAATTCATTCGTTATTGTAACTTTAGGTAGTTTTGGTATTGCTGGATTAGAGAAGTTCGCTAAAAAATAGAATTGACAATAATATATTTAACATAACTACTACTATGAGGCATACACTAATTATAATATTAACTATACTAAACGTATGGGGTATTAACGCTCAAACTACTAAGAAGGATTCATTCTTAAAGGGAGTTTATACAGACTTCCTAAAGTATGGTACTATTTATGCTGCTGGTGATATTAATAACTCATACGAAACAACCGAAAAAACATACTTTCTTAGAACTAACCCTGATGGTAGTTTATACTCAGTACCTGATGTAACGGATGGTACGGAATATCACCCATTTGATTACAGATTCGGCTTTGGTATTAGAAAATTAGCTAGATTTGATTATGAAGTGAAGGGTGCTAATTTCTATACAGGAGCAACCGATGCAGAGAATAATAAAGCACTATCCGCTCCAACTGCTGCAATTGATGGATTTGAATACCTATTCCATTGGGAGAAGCAAAGACAGCGTGGTGATGTATTCACCAATCACAGATTCTTCCTACGACATACTGGTAAATATCACATCGTTAAAGCAGAAGCTCGTAAAATGGGTAATATTGATTTTGCATATCAGTCTGTAGAAGCTAGAGTTAGATTACCAATTGGAAGTAAATTCTCATTCTCAGCGGGTGGTATATTGAGAACACATAAGCAAGCATTTGGTTACAATCCAATTGAGATATGGTTAAACGAAATGGATGAAAATGGTAACTATAATAATCCTTGGTACACCTTGGGGTATGATAATGGGTATCAAGACCAAATTATAACTTATACTGATAATATGGGTGTAGTAACTCAGGATTGGATATGGCAAGATCCTGATGGGGTTATAGTTGCATATACTGATTTACAATTCAGAGAAAATATATACCCAACCTTAATGAATAACTACAATAATGAGATATATAGTCAATTATCTAAGTTTGGTGAAGTTGCCCCAATCATTGGCGCGGATTTCTATCATTATAGTAAAAACTTTTGGATTCACGCATACGCTAACATTATATTACCATTTCATCAATACGTTTTAGGTGGTGGTGATTTTACATATGGTGATAGGAACAACTGGGGAAAGGGTGGATTACTGAAAGGTAGTGAGTTTGAACAATGGACTGATGTACAATTTGGATTGGTATTAGGTACAAAGATTGGTAAGCATATTGGTATGTTTGCTGAAGGTGAATACGCACAACTATGGGATAGGGAAATATTCCAATCATCATTTGGTATAAATTACACATTTAAATAAGAGGTGTTTTAACTATGGCTAATCAGATAGGTGAACAAACAAAAGTAACATTAGATATTAAAACAATCGGAATTCTCATATTTGGGATAGCTACCGTAGTAGGTATGTGGTTCGCACTACAAGCTGATATAGAAGAGGCTAGGTTATTACCAGCTCCCGTTATAGAACGAATTGAATATGATTTAAAGGATGAGTTGGTTAGGCAAACCATAATGGATACTCAGAAAGATGTCGAAGTAATCTTAGAGAAGATGGACAAGCTTGAGGAACGGTTGTACGAAATGAGTAAAAGGTAGGTTATGAAAAATCTGATAATATTATTGTTATTTATAATTACAACCAATGTAGCAGTAGCACAAGATTACATCCGTGGTGTTGATTTAGTAAGAGTAATAAACTCAATTGAAAAAACTAATAACTTTGGAGATGATGAGTTTTCAATAGTAATTGTGGAGATTTGGGCAGATTTTAACAAAGCTAACGCATTTAAAGATTGGGAAAAGTTGAAAGGAATTACCCACTATTACAGATGTGATATAGCATCAGCTCCGGAACTTAAAAAGAAATATAGAATACGAATGGCACCAACGTTATTAGTATTTAGAAATGGTGTATTAGAAGAATCATACAAAGCTGGATTAGATTTAACATGTCCAGTCACATTAACAGAATTACAAACCACAATAGATGAGCTGAAGATAGCTTCTAAATTCTAACAATCTATTAATCAGATGAAACACATACACTTTATGGAATTAATTGGAGCATTTTTAACAGGCGTAGTTGGTCCTGTGTTATACTTAATAGTAAACAAAGTCATACTAAAACGAAACGATAATAAGCGTGATAAGGTAAGAGAGTCGTTACTAGATATATCAACCATTGATAATGAATTGGAAGATATTCGTGAAGAATTCAAAAGTGATAGAGTGTGGATTGCTCAATTCCATAATGGTGGTAGTTTCTACCCAACCGGTAAATCAATTCAAAAGTTCTCAATATTTTATGAAGTGGACAAAACTGGTGTTTCTAAAATAGCTAGTACATTCAACAATATACCATGTTCGTTATACCCAAAGACATTTGACCATTTAGGGAATGGGGATGGTATATACATACCAGATTACAATAATCCTAAAATCCCTACATTCGGATTAAAATCAGCTGCAGCATCTGTAGGAACGAAATCTGTATATATTATACCATTATTCACATTTGATGGAAAATTCTTAGGTGGTATAGGTATGGATTATGTTAATAGGAAGAAGAAATTATCTAAAGATGATTGGGAACACTTCCAAATTAAAGCAGGTAGAATTTCAGGATACCTATCATCATATTTACATAAGTAATCGGTTTTAGTAACTTTACTTTAATACTTATATTAGAGATGATAATGATTAGTTATCAAAAACCACAATTTTTAAAATAAATTAATATATTTATAGTTATGAGTATGATACGACAATACAGTTGGCAAGATTGGATTAACATCCCAACAAATAAAGCCTTATATAATTCGGATGCAAAAGAAGGTATGCGACAATTCACATTAGAACAGCAACGTAGAAACAAAATAGCACAGGCTGCTGTTTTCACTATTAAGGGTAATGTATGAAAAAGAACAAATTAACAGAATTACTTGCAACCTTATACATTAAGCATAAAGCTAAGAATGTAATGGGTGAAACTTATAAATCTCAGATAGTGCAGATTGTAAAGGAAGAGATAGAGAAAATTAGCAATATGCTTAATGGTGGAGATATCGAAGATATCGAAGAAGAAGCTAAGCGTGATTACAAAGATGAATATAAGAAATTCCAATCATCTACAAAATCTAAGAAATACAGAGCCGAATTAAATAAGTACAATAGAGATAAAGGTACTTATGGTAATGGTGATGGTAAAGATGCATCACATAAAGGTGGTAAAATCGTAGGATTCGAATCAGAAGCTAAGAACAGAGGCCGAAAGGAAAAGAGTAGATTAAAGAAAAAGTAAACGGAACATTATGCCAAACATTAGTAGGAAGAACATGCCACAGGTATCTACTCAAAATTTGAGTAAGGCGATTAAATTGATATCTACTAAGGTAAAGATTACCAAAGGTAATATAGTGGTGGGTAAACTCAAGAGAGCTCAAAAAGAACTTTATAAAGACAAAGTAACCGGAATCGCCGCAAAATTCACAACACCAAGCAAACTTAAACCATTAATCATATCTAATGATAATCATATAGTAGATGGACATCATAGATGGGCAGCTGCCATTGAGAAGTGGGGTGATGGTGTAAAAGTACCAGTTATCAAAATTAACTTACCGATACTTAAAGCAATTGACGTATATAACGCAGTTGCTCAATCAATAAATGAAGATATTAATATCCCAATTAATGTGGGTGATACTGTTTTAGGTGGGAAATTCAAAAACAAACGAATTGTGGTGAAATCCATCGAAACGAATGAGAAGGGTGATATCACAATTAACGGTAAACCATTTATGAAATTCAGATTATTACCAAAAGTTAATATATTTGATGCTAAAAATGAAAGTACAATAAATGAAATCCCAATGGATGACCTTAAAATGCTTGATGCTTTTGCTGATAAGAAATTAAAACCATTGGATATCGTTCTTACGGGTAAGCATTTCTTTGATAGATTGAATGACCCTAGAAATGGGAAAGCAATAAATATATCAGAATTAATTGGATTTTTTAAACGACTATCAAAAAAGAGAAAGGTATTTGTTAAATTCCTTAATACTTACAATTCAGTAATAGCAAAGGATGATAGAACTAATCTAAACATACCGTTTATGAAACAATCGAATAAAGCAATTGCTAAAACGATAATGAGGAAATCTGATTTTAAAAGTTCTGATAAATCCTTGGATATTTAAATAAAAAAACGTATATTTGTTATGAAGTTAAAAGATTTATTAATGGAAGGTCGGTATGACAAGCTTGTTGGGAAAATAAACAAAGATATTTTCAGTAAGATGAAGTCTGCAATGAATGGTAGTGGTTCGCAAGAGAAGCCAAAGAAGTTCAAAGGGTATGAGGTAAGAAAAGACCCGATGCCAACACATCAAATTGGTGATTTATTGAATTCGGAAAATAACCACTTAGATGTAGGTGAGTATTCCGGAGGAACTTCTGGAGTTGAGGTGGATGTGTATCTTAAATTCGCAGTAACTGATGATGGTGTTAAGCCTGGTAAGTTTTTTATAGATGGCTCAGCTGAAGCTGATGAGGATTTCCCATCAATAGAGGTTCAGATTGCAATACATCCATTAGATGGTACTAAGATATTCTCAAAGATTCAACCAGTTCTTAGGGATTTGGTTAGACATGAGATAGAGCACATAACACATGGTAACAAATCATCATCACTAAAACCATCCAAAGCAATGAGGGGTGATTTGGCAATGAGGGTAAAGATTAAAGGTGACCCATCGATGTATTATAAGTATTTTTTACTACCAAAGGAAGTGGATGCTAATATACATGGATTATACTCTAAAGCAAAAACGATGAAACTACCATACCAACGTGTGGTTGATGATTATTTAGATTCATTAGTAGATGATGGTATTATTAATGCTAAGAACAGAAAGCAAATATATAGTAAATGGAAAGTTAGGATACCTAAAATTGGTGGACTACCTAAATTAAAATAATATGAAGAAAACACAATTTATATCAGAAGTATTCAAAGATGAGGAGAGAATGTTAAACGAAGGTAAAACTCTTCGTGTATTTGATTGGGATGATACATTAGCTACATCCACATCATATATTTATGTTAATCATAAGGATGGTAAGCAAACTAAGTTAGACCCATCTGAATACGCAGTGTATAAAGAGAAGTCCGGAGATAGTTACGATTTCAGAGATTTCAATAGGTTATTAAAGAATCCACAGATTATAAAACGTAATTTCGATTTACTTCAGAGGATGTTAAAGAATCCACAAAAGAAAGTAACTATATTAACGGCTCGTAAGTTAGCATTTCCAGTAAGAAAATATCTAAAGGATACGTTCGGTATGGATGTGTATGTAGTTGCATTGGGTAGTAATAACCCTAAAGATAAATCCGACTGGATTGAGAAGCATATAAAGAAGGGATACACCTCTATAGCATTTATGGATGATTCTAAGAAAAACATCGATGCAGTTGATAGATTAAAGAGTAAATACCCGAATGTGGAGATAAAAACCCACTTAGTTAAGGAACATATTGAAGAAGATATTCAAAAATATGTAAATAAGATAGTTCACTAAATTTAAAACCATATTTATTACCAAATGAATTACGAAAAGAAAGTAATGGAGAACGCATATGAAATTCTTATGAAAGAGGATTTTGCATGGAGTTCAGAGTTTAAAGAAAAGATGAAAAATCAGTTACTTAATCTACTATTAGATTATTTTACCGATATTGAACACTACGAAAAGTGTGCACATCTTCATAAGCTCGTAAACGAATTGGAGAATAAAAATGAAAATATTAGTGAAAGCATTATCACCGGAAGTGAAAAGCGTTAAAGGATGGTTAGTATATGTTCTTAGTGAAACGAATCAATCAATAGAAGCATCAGTATGTGATATTGATAATTTGGTTAAGACTATAACTGACTTTGAACTGAAATATAAAATATGAAACTATTTATACTAAATGATGATGAAAACTCATTTGAATACGTTGTAACAACAATTCAGAAATACTGTAATTACCCAGTTATGCAAGGGCAATCGATAGCATCGATAGTTCATAGTAATGGTGAGTGTTGTATTAAAGAATCAGATGATTCTGAATTAATGGTAGAGATGTTCAAAGAAATGAAATCAGCTGGTTTAAATTTAAGAATGGATAAATAATATGACAAAATCAAAAGGGTTAGGGGATACTGTAGCAAAGATTACATCAATCACTCGCTTAGATAAACTAGCAACACAGATTGCAAAGGGATTAGGTAAAGCCGACTGTGGTTGTGCTGGGAAGCAGGAATGGTTAAATAAGAAAGTACCATATAATAAAGGAAAATAATGAATTTAAAACAACACATACAATCAGAAATTAAATCACAATTAAGTGAATCTGGTACAACTAATATAACAGAATCAGCAATGAGTGATTTAGATTTGATGGCTCAAGAAGCTAAAGATTTAAAATCATTCCTTAAAGATGTTTATAAAGAATATAAAAACTTACCAAAGAATAGAGAAACTATTATATGGTTAGATGATTTATATAAACAGTCGATTAGTGAATCAGTAGTTAACGAAGGTGCAATGAGTGATTTGGATATAATGGCTCAGGATGCTAAAGATTTCAAAGAATTCGCTAAAGATGCATATAAGGAATTCAAAACATTAGACCGTAATAAGGCAAGTTTAGAATGGTTAACTGATATATACACTCAGGCTACTAATGAATCTGTAGTTAACGAAGGTAAGTACGATTTTATGAGAGGGTTACCTGCTAAGATTAACAATAAAGATTATACTATATTAAATGTAGATACTGATGGATTTGTTGATGTAAAAGATAGTAGACAAAATAAAACAACATTCAAACTTGATAAGATAGTAAAATCAAATCCAGGTATTGATAAGAAACCTAAAGTAGTTAGAAAACTTAATCCAAATTGGAATAAATATAAAGTAGTTAAGTACAACAAACGTATGTACGATAAGTGGTTAAGGGATGTTGCATCAAATGGTGGAGCAAACAACGCTTATGATATGGCACAGAATGCTAAGAACGAACCGGGACTTATCGATTGGGCTAAGAAGGAATTTAGAGGTGAAGATACGATGCAACGAATTCAATGGGATATCGAAGCATTCTCTGAATCGGTTAATGAAGGTTCTGATTGGAATAGTATCGTAGGGGTTATTGGTAAGGCAATTAAAAAAGCTAAAGTTCCAATGAGTTATGCTAAGAGTTATGTGAAATCATTAGAACAAATGGTAAAAAAGAATTCAAAGCAATTCTTTGCTGATTATGGTGATTTTACAGAAGATGACTTTATTGAAGATGTAGAGTATAATATGGCTAATGAATCAGTAGTGACTGAGGGGAAATTAGAAGAAAAACTAATCACATTCAGTAACAGAGCAGCATACGGTCAGGTTGTATTTATGGCAGGTGGTGCTGGTAGTGGTAAAGGATTCGCAGTTGATAGTTTTATAGACGCTGCTGGGTTCAAAGTGAGAGATGTAGATGAGATGAAAACGGCCGTAGGTAATTTAGATAAATTGGGAAAACTTTCTATCGAAAAATGGTATAAAAAATACTCAAAGAATCTAAAAGAAAAGGAACTAGCGCATGTTGATACATACGTTAAGGATAGAAAATTAACATTAGCTCAATTAGCATCAAATCTAAAAAATCCAAACAACGTATCAGCACTTCATTTTATTGTAGATGCAATGGGATTAAAGGATAAGTGGGTAACTAATATGTTAATGGGTAAAACTAATAAAGAAGTACTACCTAATTTACTATTTGATATTACAGCTAAAAAAGTAGCATCAATTACGGATGTGTTAAAACCATTACTAAAGGCTGGATACGATTCTAAGAACATTCACTTAATTTGGGTATTAACTAATTACAGTATAGCAGTTAATAATAACGCAACACGTGACCGTATGGTTCCAGATGATACTATGTTATCAACACATGAGGGTGCATCACAGACTTTATGGCAAATGTTAACTAAGGCATTACCAAAGGGAGTAAATGGTAGAATCGATGTTATATTGAATAATAGAGAAAATACAATATTTTACAATAAAGATGGCTCGGCTAACAAAAAAGCTAAAAAAGATGGTGGTATTGATAAACGTAGTGATGTAGTACGAACACAAACTATAACAACTCAGAGTAAAGATGATAACGGTAAGACTGTAACAAAACGAAAGCTTGAAAAAGTTAAGTTTGTAGCTGATTTCTTATCACTTTCTGTTAAGAAACAGGGTGGTGGTATAACTCCAGAGGGTGTATGGAAGAAAACTCTATTCAGTTGGATTGAGAAGAACGCTCCTAAAACTACAGATTTAGCTAAAGATTTAAAAAGCTAGATAACACTTAATAAATTTTATATATGGGGGGCTTTTAATTAAGTTCCCCATTTTTACGTCTATAACAGTTATCAACATAAAATTGTTAATAACTTTTCAAAATAAAGTACAAATCCCTTGGAAAATCCAAATAATTGTCGTATCTTTATTATGTAATAAGAAAGGGACGGAGTTGAGTCCATTAACAATTAAATAATAAACAATAAAATATGAAAGCATTTGAAACAAAAGTATCGTACAAAGATTCAGTTCAATTATTAAAGAGACAAGTTAAGGCTCTAAAAAAAGTAGTTAAGAATGGAGATGGGCATGAATCGTTAATTCCTATTATAGATGAGAAAGTAGTACTACTTGATTACATCAGTAAAGTGAAGGCATGGAACTTCGGATTCATTGGTGGTGGTTGGAATAGTAACTACGCTAAAACGAAAGAGGAATCAATTAAGATGGCTATTAAGGAGTATAAAGGTTCAAAGAATTGTGTTCCTGATATGAACTCATTCAGAGTGGCAACTGAGGCTGATACACAGTTATTATTATCAACATTTTACTAAATGAAACCTTAACAATTTGTTAACATTAGAAATTAGGTCATCTCGGCAAAAGTTCGTATATTAGTAGTGTAGTTGAGATGGGGGAGAAACCACCATCCATTAAGAATTAAAAAATATAAATTATGAAAAATCCAAAGAAATTTAACTTCGAATACAAAGGAATGATGTTTGAATTACCAATCAAATTCTTAAAAAGAACCGATTGGAATGGTAACTCACTCCCAACACCACACATTGATATGAATCAGGTTGCTTCGGCTAGTGTAATCAAACAGTATGTAAAGAAGGTTTATCCTCAGGTAACAGTATCGGCTAAGTCCCGAAGTTTCTCAATGGGATGTTCAACTGATATTTACATTTCAGATGAAATCGGACAATCAGTTGATGAAGAAATCATTAATGATGTTCAATCATTCGGTTCTCCATTCGTTTACGGATACTTCAACAGTATGGAAGATATGTATGAAATGAGTTCATCTGATGTATCAACTGATAACAAAACAACAATCAAAGCGGGTACTAAGTTCCTATCTGTGGTTAATAAAGCTCAGTTCTGTTCTCTACCTGATGTTGCTAGAATGTTAATCGATATCACTACCACAGAGAGATACACCTTCGGAAAGCTTAGTGTTGAGAAAGCAATTAAGCAAGTTAAGAGTTGGGGAGCAACTGATAATAACATTAGTAAAGCATTGAAATTAATAACAATTTAATAACATTAAAATTAGGCTAATCCAAATATATTTCGTATATTTACATTAGTAAAAGAGACCGATATGACAGAACAAATTAAAAAGAAAATAGTTTACTTCGATATGGATAATACGCTTGTGAATTTTGAGAGTGGTATTAACCAACTATCAGATGGAACTAAAGCTGAGTATGATGATGAGTTGGATAATGTTCCAAGCATCTTCTCTACGATGAAACCGATTCCAGAAATGATTGATTTATACAATCAGATGGCAGAAGATGTGAGATATGATGTGTATATTCTATCTACTTCTCCTTGGGATAATCCAACCGCAGCTTCTGATAAAGTAGCATGGGTTCAAAAACACCTCCCACTATATGGATACAAACGATTGATATTATCACATAACAAACATTTAAACATAGGTGATTACTTAATTGATGATAGAACTGCTAATGGAGCGGGAGAGTTCACCGGAGAGTTGATTCAGTATGGTACTGATAAATTCCCAACTGCAGAGAGTATTAAAACTTACTTAAACGTATAGTATGTATAGACTACCAAATGTAAAGAATGTAAATAAAGGTAAAAGACACAAAAAGAAACACCAATTCAAAGTTGGTACACCCATTGTATTCAAATGGTACGGTGAGCGTGATTGTGGATTTATATCAGCATTAACCTTTGAAAAGGTAACTAAGAATGCACAATATTCTATAAAATCGACTGGTAGGATTGGGTGTATATACCATACAATGGAATTAGATGATCCTGATGACCCGTATTGTTACATTTCATCTGTACTAACAAAATCAATTACAGCAAACGAAAAGAAAAAAGTATCAGACCATCGTGAGGGTAAATATTTAATTACCAACCCACCTCCGATACCACCTAAATCTGTGATTATTAAGAAAAAGGCTAGCCCAATTGTAGTAAAAAAGAAGGTAGTAAAAAAGAAGGTAGTAAAAAAGAAGGTAGTAAAAAAGAAGGTAGTAAAAAAGAAAGTGGTAAAACCAAACCCAACTTCAATCAATAAAACTGAGTTAAAAGCCGCAATTAAGAAACAAAAAGAATTTATAAACGGAGAAATCGATAAAAACTTTTGGTAGTTCCAATAAAAATGTGTATATTTGTAGTATGAGTTTAACTAAGAGATGGATTGAAGAAGAACGGATGGCGGGTAGAGACCCATTAAACGACACGGAGATAGATGTAGATTATGAGTATGAGCAATACTTATCCTCATCTATAGATAATAATGAACCCCATATATACGATGATGGATATGTGGATTATACAGAAAACGAATGAAGATAACAAACAAAGAAAAGATTGAGGATTTAGCTAAGAGCATCTCTTTAATAAGTAGAAATGTTGAGTATGAAGGATATCATGGCTCAAAGAAAGGGGAAGTAGTAAAGTATATTGAATACTACGATGAATTAAGAAGAAGATATACAGCTGATATCAAGGTAGCACAGAGAAATACAATGTTACGCATAATATCAGATGAAATAGATGAATATTTAGATATATGAGAGGATTACTAATAGGACTATCCCTAACCTTTATAGGACAGATACTAATATTCTTTCAAACCAATGGTCAATTCTTTATACCATGGTTTAAAAATAATCCGTTCATTATATCGTTAGTTGGTGGTACATTAGTATCATATTTATTCATTACAGGTACAGGTTATACAGTAGCCTATTTCGGTGGAACTGTTTGGGAAAACCGATTATTAGGATTTGGTATGGGTATCATCTCATTTACCTTTTTCACTTGGTATTTTTTAGGTGAGGGTATTACAACAAAAACAACAGTATCGTTAATCTTGGCATTATCGTTAGTGTTAATACAAATTTTATGGAAATAGAAAACATATACGATTCAATACTTACTCAACAGATGCATGTGTTAATGTATGTGAAGGGTGTTATCCTAAAAAGTGGTAATCTAAATGGGATTCCACAATGGCGGGATAGAAGTAAATTACACAAAATAACCACCCGCTCTATGGAGTTTGGGTATCTTTTAGTAAAAAAAGACTTCCAATTTTTGGAAAGATTGATTTTAAAATATAAACTTTAATACTTATATGTAAATGAAAACAGTTATGAAAATATTATTAGGAGCAATATCAGCAATTGGTGTTGCATTATTAGTGGCGTTATTATTCGCCGGACCGACTTGGTACATATGGAATCATATAGTAGCAATTAAATTCGAATTACCACAATTAACATTTTGGGATACATTTTGGACAATGTTAATGATTAGATTCATACTACCTACTCCAACTACAAATAGTAAGTAATATGAAGAAGGGTGATATCATGCCAAATGGATTTGTACTTGGTAGAGGGAGGCAACCGCTGAACCTAACTGAGGCATCAATTAGGTATGCGATGAAGAACTCTAAATCTAATTCAGGCGCATCTCGATTCTTAAATATATCATTAACAACTTACGAAAAGTATTCTAAGAGATATATCGATTCAGAAACAGGTAAGACCTTATGGGAAATTCAAAAGAATAAACGTGGGTTGGGTGTTAAGAAGCCATATAACATTACAAAAGGTAAGTATTCACTAAAAGATATATTAGAAGGGAAATATCCTAAATATTCAGTACATCAATTAAAACGAAGATTGATGAATAACGCTGATAAGGTAGATTTCCCATGTAAGTGTCATAACTGTGGATATGATGAAAAACGAATTACAGATGATAAGATACCATTGGTATTAGACCATATAAATGATGATTGGACAAATCATATAAAAGAGAATCTTAGATTCTTATGTTATAATTGTTTTCATAATCTAAAAGGTAATATTAGGGGTAGCCAACCTCAATGGCGAATAGAGCAGGTTCAGAAAGCAAAAGAGACAATTAAATTAAACAATCAAAAAGAAGAATAGTTATGAGTAAAGAAATCTTTCACGGAAAGGACAGTAGAGAAAAACTACTTAAAGGGGTAAATTCATTGGCAGATGCAGTTAAAGTAACTCTTGGGCCAAGGGGTAGAAATGTTATCATTCAAAGAGATGGTACACCTCACATTACAAAGGATGGGGTAACAGTTGCTAAATCAATTGAATTTTCAGATGCATCAATTAACTTAGGTGCACAGATTATCAAAGAAGCATCACAACAAACAGCAGACCATGCTGGTGATGGTACAACTACTTCAACTGTATTAGCACAGCATATTTTCAATGAAGGTATGGTGGCAGTAGCAGCTGGGGCAAATCCAATTGAATTGTATCGTGGGATGCAGTTAAGTGTAAAAGAAATCGTTAAACATCTTGTTGATGATATTTCATTAAATGTAAAAACTAATGAAGCTATTAAGAATATAGCAACAATATCAGCAAATGGTGATGAAGAAATCGGTGGTATTATAGCAGAAGCAATACATGAAGTTGGTAATGATGGTGTAGTTACAGTAGAAGAGGGTAACTCAAATGAAACTGAATTAGAAATCGTAGAAGGTTTAGAATTTGATAGAGGTTACTTATCACATTTCTTTATGAACGACCAATCTAAGTTAGCGTGTATATTAGATGAACCACAGATACTATTGTATGATGGTAGAATCTCAAATATGGATGAAATTATTGGTATCTTAGAAAATGTATCAATGAGTAACAAATCAATTGTTGTTATTGCGCATGAAGTAGAAGGTGATGCACTTGCATCTATGGTTGTGAATTCAGCTAGAGGTACATTAAAGTGTTTAGCAGTAAAAGCACCGGGATTCGGACAAGAACGTACTGAAATTCTAAAGGATATCGCAGCATTAACAGGCGCAACCTTAATTACAACTGAATTGGGAATTACATTAGAAGATGTTGCAGTAGAACACTTTGGTTCTTGTGATAAGATAGTATCGGATAAATCTAAGACCGCAATTATTGGTGGTAAAGGTGAAGCAACTGATATTGAAGTTCGTATTCAAATGATTAAAACTGAAAAAGAAAAGACTGATTCTGATTTTGAAAAAGAGAAGTTAAACACTCGATTATCTAAATTAGCAGGTGGTGTAGCAGTTATAAGAGTTGGAGCAGAATCTGAAGTAGAATTGAAGGAAAAGAAAGATAGAGTGGATGATGCAATATTATCAACCAAAGCAGCATTAGAGGAGGGTATTGTACCTGGAGGTGGAGTTGCATTGATACACGCTAAGAATATGATAATCGAACGTTCATTAACATTATCAGCTGATAGATTAAAGGGTATTGAAATTGTAGAGAGTGCATGTGAATCTCCATTCAGAGCGATTGTTGAGAATGCAGGTTTAAAGGTGGATATCTTATTGGAACAATTAAATAGTTCTCCCGATAAAACCCCAACAACTGGGTATAATGTAGTAACTGAAGAGTTTACCGATTTAATTACAGCCGGAGTTGTTGACCCAACTAAAGTTACTCGAACTGCCCTTGAAAAAGCAGTATCTGTTGCTGGAACGTTACTTACAACCGAATGTATGGTAGTAAACGAACCAAAGTTAAATGAAGAGAAATCTTAAAAAACTATTATATCAGTATAAATTTCTGAAAATGGAATTAGATGATATTAAAGAAGAGCACTTAGAGTTAGCAATTAACTTTGAGGAGCTCTTCTCTAGTATTACATCAACCGCATCGGATACCCAACCCAACTCAGTAAAATCGGCTAAAGTTGTATCTGAGCAGATTGAGATTTCTAATTCAGCTAAGAAATTGTATAAAGAATTGGCTAAAAAGTTACATCCTGATAAAGGTGGAGCTCTTGGTGAATTTGAGGAATTGCATAATCGGTATAGTAATTCTGATTTATTAGGTATTGTAGAAATGGCTGCCGATAATGATGTTAATATTAATCTATCAGAAGAGGATGAGTTATTATTATCAAACTCAATTGAAACTGTTGATACACAAATAGAGCGATTAAAAGATACATTGCCCTATGTATGGAAATATGGGAATGATTCCGATAGAAGGCAGGTGTTAATGCGTATTGCAGACCATACTGGTATTGATATTGATATCAATGAACTACCTGATGAAATTAGGGATATGTTGGGTATCTAATATGGTATTATAAAATAATAGTAGATTAATTAGGTTTTATACAAAATAAGTTGTATATTTACATAGTAATAACAAAAAAGAAATATGTTTGATAATAGTATATTCAATAACACCGAACCAATAACACAACAATACTCATTTGAGTATTTGGGTATCCTATGGCCGTTGAATAATCAAACGGAGTTAACCATAGGACTATATAGTAAGTTAAATAATTTGATGAATGATAAAGGTAGTATGTGGGATATTGATTAGAGGTAATACTGTATTAATAGGAAAACGAAAATCAAATAATAACTCATATCCATCTAAATGGGAATTCCCTGGAGGGAAAATTGATGAAGGTGAGGATGAGTGGACTGCGTGTAAACGTGAATGGCAAGAGGAGTTGAATATAGATATAAACCCATTTCATCAACTCAGAACTATAACCAAATCTGATATTGAGTTTACACCATTTATATTACAATTATTAGGTGGTAAGGCTAAGATGCTTGAGCATGATGAATTACGATTCGTAGAAAAGAAGGAATTCTTTAAGATGGATTTAACTAAATTGAGTAAAGAGGCAGGTAGAATGTTTTTTGATTCATATAGTATATTTTTAAAACCCGATTAAAAAATAACATAAATGAAAGAAGTAGGAATAAAGTACGGTGATATGTCCCCAACACAACAAAATTCAGTTATTGAATTAAAGTTATGGTTACATGAAATGTGGTCTGTGTACGATGTGAAAAGTTATTACGCATTGTATGTATGGTTAGTTGATATACCAAAGGATGAAATTAGGTTATCATCTAAGGATTTAACAATGTTATGGGAATTGTGGGATGTGTACGAGTTATATAAAAAAGAAAAACAGCAGGATGAAGGTAATAATACAGAACATAATAATTAACAGTAACTCATTGATATTAGTGAACTCATCAGGAGGACAACATATTGTATCAATTGATAAAAATCTAACGACAGCACAGTCTGCGTGGGTTGATAATATAATAGCATGTGCTACATCACTTGCAACAGAAATAAAAGAAAATGAATTCAAAAATGATAATTTATCTGATTGGGATACAACTGTATCCGATGGACTGGGTGATTTAGATTTATTTGATTTCGAAATAGACTTATAGATTATGATTACAAAAACAGAAACAAGACTAGGAAAAAGAAAACACTCATTGGCTAAACGGCCCTATACAACATTGGGTCAATACTTGAGATTACGAAGAACTACTTAAATTAAATCCGATATGAAGGAAAGTGAGGCATATGATTTAACATCTCTAATTTCAATGGGTTCTTCTTGGAATCTACAGATTAATCCTAATATTGACCGTAAATGTGTAGATGGTCGGTGGGGGATGTTCGCTACTGGTAAGATTAACAGTAGTGAGGTTCTAATTAGTAGTAACCTTCCATCGACACTGATATATGGTAGTATTGATGAAATGATTGGTAAGTACGCAGTTGAATATGAAAAGGGTGTTGATTCAACACTAACGCCATGGTTCAACACCATACAGCCGGATATTGATGGATTGAAGTGTAATGCTACATATCATTCATCCCCAGCAGAATTGGAAACGCTGTTCACTTTATCCCCATTAGTACATTCTAATGTGATTGATTATATAAAAAGTACAACCGTAGTGAGGGATAGAATCGTATCGGAATATAATTGCTCTAAGGATACAGTTGAAATGATGATTCTAATGAAAGAGTCCAGAGCATGGGAATTTGGATTTATGCCGGGATTCGATTTATTCAATCATAATGCACGTAATGGTAATCCGATGTACATAGCAAACGAGGGTGAGTACCCATCATACAAATTCCTATCAGCTAGGGAATATAACATTGGTGATGAAATATACGTTTCATATAATGTTAAAGATTCAATGAAATATTGTATAAATTACAATTTCTTCGATAGCTCTGATATACATACGGTAAATATATTACAGAGAATTTACTTAAACATTGGTAATATCGATATGCAATCTAAACTTAAATCGCTATTTGATGTACAGGAATACACCGTAAATAATCAAACTGTTTTCCAAATTCAATCCAATGCACCAATTATCGCAGGTAATTTAAGTACAGCTTTATTTGATATAGTATCCCAACTATCAAAAGATAAAAACGACCGTATAAATGATGTGATATTTACTGGAACTCTTATGAGTTGGTTACAATCAGCATCACATATCATATCTACAGATACATTGATAGAAGAGAAATTAACACCCAGAATTAGTAGATTTAACCAATGCTTGAAAGCCGATAATAAGGCAATTAGACAGTGTATGGATTGGTTAATTTTGAATAATACAACATACCAAAACACATTTTTAAGAGAATACACTAAAAATTAGTGTAAAAAGAAATATTCTCATATTTATATATAACAACAAAAAGATTAAAAGGAAACCATTATGGCAGAAGAAATTATATTTACAGATTATCAAGCAGACGTATTTGTTGAAGCGGAACAATTACTAAAAACTCAAGGGTATTTAGGACAACCGTTATTCGAAAATACTTACGTTCTTAGTAAGAAATTGGCTGATTACGTTATAGAAAATGTACCAATGAGTGCAGGTGGTTCGGCTGGTAAAAAGGCTGGAAATGTTATGAATGAGGCAACGAACGCATATAATGGTGTATTGGGTATTACAGTAGCGGCAACTCCTACTCCAATTAAACCTACTCCAATTAAAGATATTCCACAAAAAGGTGGAGGTCCTAGACCAATATTAAGAGATGATTTGGTGAAGAATATTAAACCACAATTCCCAACAAGTCCTATAAAGGTAAAACCAGCTATTGCAACGCCGATAGCACAACCAACAGTAAAGGTTTCCCCAGCGGTTAAGTTTTCATCATTACAAAAACAAACACCCGGTTCTTGGTTTAGTAGATTTACCAACCGTGGATTCGGTGGATTCGGTGGATTTAATAACTAAATTATAAAAGTATAACAGTACCTACTACGCTACCCATTTGAACAGCGTCCCAGGGTAGGTCTTTTAACCCTTAAAAGCTCATAGAAATATGGGCTTTTTTGTGTTAATAAATTAGGTTTTGTGGAATAATTGTCGTATATTTGTATAAACAAAACAACTAAACAGTTATGATATCAGAGATAATACCTGCATTCTATGAAGCGAACCCAAAAAGATACGACTTTGGATGTGTAATGCTACACTTCTCTTTCTTTGAACTAACCAACATACACGCGGCAATAACACCATCACATATTTACTCATTCTCAGGCGACAATGGTAAATTTGGACTTAAACAAGATGCACATATTACATTATTATACGGATTACATGGAAATGTTACTGAAAATGATATTGAATCTAAATTAGGTAACTTTTCATATTCAAATTGTAAACTTAATAATGTATCACTATTCAAACAGAAGTATGATGTACTAAAATTCGATGTAGATGGTAAGAATCTAAGTGAAAGTAATACAGCACTGAGAACACTACCACATACTACTGATTTTCCAATATACCACCCACATTTAACAATCGCATATCTTAAACAAGGGTTAGGTGATAGGTACGTTAAACGTTTGGCGAGAACTGAATATTCATTAAAACCAAAGCACATAGAATATACTAAGCAAAGTGGTAGAAAATACAAATTGGATATTAAAATAAAATAGTTATGAAAGCAAAATTAGAATTTGAATTACCCGAAGATAGGGAAGAGTTTAACTTAGCAGTTAATGGTAATAATTGGCATGATGCTATGTATGAGTTAGACCAGTGGTTGAGGGGTAAAATTAAATACAATAACGAGGAATTTACAGAAACCGAAGAGGAGCTCCTCCAAACTGTAAGAGACCAACTACACGAAGTATTGGATGATAATAGTATCACATTTAATATATGATTACCTATACATACAAAGGAACTCTATATCAAATAACATCAGAAGAAGAGGGTGAATTTAGAGCAGAGCAGATAGTTCGTGATTTTGAATACTGTGCTAAGATAGGTGATTACACCACAATAACGCATAGAATGATTAATGGAATCAAATATGGGTGGGCAATAGAAATTAAAAAATAAATAAGTTATGAGTAAGCATACATCAGCGTATCAAATAAGAAAAACCTCACTAAAGAGGAACTTTTCCGTAGTATTAAACGATAGCTTGGGTTCTATATTAGAATTCAATACATTCGAAGAGGCATCACAGATATGTGTAGTAATGAATTCAAATCGCAAGAGTGATTGTAGATATGAAGTTGTAGTAGTGAACGGAGTTAGACGTACTATATGAAATTCAGGTCAGGTAAATACGCCGGATATACGTTAGAACAAGTACGGATAATAGCACCATGGTATATTAATTGGATAAAGATAAATAGACCTGAGATGTTAAAGGATAGGGCTTCACCAAAACCAAAGATAAAGGGGAAACGTATAGAACCACCTGATGTGGATGTTCGGTACAAAATACAACCAAATTTAGATTTCGAAACAGAATGGGCGCCATCGGCTGATTATAAGCCACCTGTGGCTTTTACTGAGTTTGAGGTTGAGGTAGTAGAACCGCCAAAGAAGGAAACGCATAAGTGGTTCAATTGGGAAGTATAATTGAAATTAAGAAATAGTAAATATAATAAAAATGAAACCGAATAAATTAATTGAAGAGTATAAAGATTCAACAAAGAGAGAAATATGGATTGATGGGGTGTTATCAAACTTCATCTATGGTCTATTAGGGAGTATGGTAATTGTAACAATAACATCAGGTATTGATATGGCTGTGTTATTTGCATATCTAATATATTACTTCTACTTAGGTAAGGTGGTAAATCGACCTAAATATGTAACATCATTAGGTAAATTCATAGTATTCCCAATCCCAACATCAATTGGGGCATTTGTGGGATATAAATTAGCACCACTTTTAATAGAAATCCTACTATAATGAACGCCACATTTAATAAATGGTATTACTTTTTAAATAAGGAATTAATCAAAAAGGAGAAGCCATGCTTACCTGGTGATTATATTCATATTCATAAGTGGGACGGGTGTTATAGGGTGTATGAGGTTAATACCGTTTGTTTTGTGGTATTAAGACAGCATAAATATATTCAACTACCGTGGTCTGAATTTAGATGTAAGAAGGGTGATGGTCCAATGGCTGAATTATTAGATATAAAACTCAGTATGGCTATAAACTTACATCGATTAAGTGAATTAATTCCTAAAATACATCGAAATAAATTAGGATAATCAATTATTAATTCGTATATTTACAATATGAAATATTACATAGAACATAACCAATACACCAATGAAATGGGAAAAGCATCTGATACCTACTATAGAGTATATCATATGAGAAAATTCTTAGGATTAATATCTTATAAGAAATTCGCTAGTGAAACCAATTGTGGAAGTATGGATTGTTATACATCACCGATTTGTTTTAAATCAGAAGAAATGGCAGAGACCTTCATCAAAGATGTATTATGTGTTGGTATTAAAACTGATAATACATTCAGAGTTACGGTGAAAGAAATAGAGTGTAATCGTGTTCGTTAATAAAACAAAATAAAAGATATGAGTGAGAAGAAAAAAGCAGAGATTATAGCTAATCTTGAACGTACCATCGAAAATGGTGGTAACCGTAATTGTATTGCCAATCTACAAAAGATTTTAGAAAATGTAAAGAAAGATACACATGTAGTAGCTAAAAAACGTGGAAGAGCGCCAAAAGCAAAGAAAAAGGATACGGATGATAAATAATAAATACAATACAAATCGAATACTACACGAAGAGGGTAGTATAGAGGGTAAGACTGTTGACCAAATAAAACGTATGGAAGCTAGTATCCGTATAAAGAAGTTAAAGGACCGTAATGGAATCAAAAAGCTATTAAATAGTAAATTGATACTATATCCAAATGAGGTAACACTTTTAGTTAATCTACTAAGATTTAACACTAGACCATTATCAAATATTCAGTTACTTGAAGTGGGTACACTACAGAAGAGGTATCGTAAGATGATGAAAAAGATAAAGAACCAACAACTATGAATAAATTCAAAATAGGTGATAAAGCCACAAAAGAAAAAGGATATAAGTTTCCTTGTACAATAGTATCAGTATTTAAAACTAAAGAAGGGAACGTTAGGGTTGTAGCAGAAATGGATGAGTTCGGATTACTACATATATTCAACGAAAGTCAGTTAACTTTAAATAACTATAATATTGACTAGAACGGAAAAATAGAAATGGCTAAAGATTGGTGGGTATATATAGTAAAGTGTTCGGATAATACACTATACACAGGAATCACTACAGATAGAGATAGACGAGTATTAGAACATAATGATTCTAAGAAAGGAGCTAAATACACTAAGACAAGACGGCCTGTTAATTTAGTATATTCAGAACCACATTCAGATAGGTCTAACGCATCAAAGCGGGAGTACTATATAAAGAAATTAAATAGAATAGATAAATTAAAATTGATAGGATGATATTAGAAGCAACACTTACACATTTAGGATTTGAAAAACAAATCGAAACAGCAGAAAACTCAGGTAGTGAGAATGATTGGCATTACTATACATTAGATATAGGAACTCTATGTTTAATTACGCAAGCAAGTGATGATGTAGTGAGAGGGTGGGAAGTTGAAATATTCGATGATTCATCAGTTAAATTTACAGACCCTAATGAACTAAAGATACTAATTGAAGTATTGAAACGTAACACAGTTAATTAAGTTGGATGGTGATACTAACTTATACCCGTAAAGGTATAAACTAACAAAATTGAGTATAATAAGTACCGTAAGGGTATAATTTAAAATAATAGATTATGGAACAGCCAACACAATATTTAGTAAGACCACACGATTTCCATATATGGGAATTGGATGAAAGCAATAACTGTTA